TCATCATTGTAAGTAATTTTATAATGTCTGTTTTCGTTGTGTTGAGACAAATATTTTGCGGTTCTCTCTTGAAAGAGTTGTTTTAATTCTTCCCTTTTCAAAACTTGATTAAAGTTCATATATATATATTGTGGTATATTATATTCAATATGCCGTAATAATATTGAATATTTACGTATGGATTCTTCAACAATCGTGAGTTGATTAAGAAATCTTCCTGGTAGGAATATCATTCGAGACAAGATAAATGGAATTTTCAGTAATAACAATGTACTCAGTGCCGCTCTTGTAAAATTTTGCAATAGTAGATGTATACTCGTCTTCAGATTTCACAAGCAACTTCTCTCCATTTTCCTTGGCACCAATTAGTGCCTTTTTATCAAGAGAAGCCGCCCAATAATCCATCATAATAGGCTTATCATCAACGATGCTAAGTTTTGCGGCGTGTTTCATCGTAACATCAGACGGAAGGCGGTAATTGAAGCTAGGCTCACTCTTTTGTGCTGGTTTATTTTCAGACATTTTATATAATTTGAAATAATCCTTTAAATACTTATATTTTCAAAGTATTTTAATATAAACATATTTTTAAATATCAATAAATATAATGAAAGGCGCGCCAATTAATAAAGAAACAAATTATTCTTTATTATCTTCCGAAAATTATAAAAAAACGTTAGATTGTGATGTTGTTGAAGCCTCAAAAAAATACTCGCAACTTATAATAGATTACTATAAATTTATTGTGGAAAATTTGAAAATAACGAATGCGGGGTTTTCAAAATTTATTATAATACGCGGTTTAGACACAATAACAAACGTCTTTCTACATATTTTGTATTTTACAAAAAATATAAACCTAACCTATTTTCACTGTCAAAAATCGTTCTATTTCTATGTAGAATTCGTCGGTCAAATATCAGACGTCGAGAAGACTTTTTTACAGCTTACTTCACGAGACGCAACCACATATGTTTATAAAAAAACAATATTCGAACTAAAATCCGATTTTAAAAAACCATCGGACAATGACGAAGAATTTAAATCTAAATTGGATTTGATACAAAGTAATATAAACATGAATCAATCATACATACTAAAGATCATCAAATCAACTAAGGTAGAACCGGCCACCATAGATTGTATACTAAAACTCACTGAAAAATTAAGTGCGATTCATAACAAATCGAATGCTTCGGCATTAGAAAAAATAACAGATGTTTTATATTTTAAGGTTGACAATGTTGATGCTTTTTTCGAAATAAATAGCTTACTACTTAAAAAATTATCAAAGACGCCCGGGCTAATACAAAACGCAGAAAAAAAATGCGATGCGCTAGATTTCGAAAGTAAACTACTAGAACCCGCAGACAAATTTATTAGTTGGTTCTTATCGCCATCTACTCCTTAATGGTAATAGTAACTGTTTTTCTACGAATTTTCTTCTTCTTATCCTTAACCGGCACAATATCGTCTATTTTCGTTTTTTGACAAATACTCTTAAACTCATTGTTCAGTATGATTTTAAGAAATTCGTAAATTTGTAACAAAACCGACTCATCACATCGGCCAACAATCAATACACTACCCGTTCTAAATATCATAAACGAGACCTCCGTTATATTTTTAAACAAATGTTTATTTTCCTCTGAGATTTGAGACCCATTTTGAACGGACGATTCCGGATTATAATAGAATTTACATTGGATCCCCGGATAGGAACACGGGTCGTAAATCGACTGTATATTATACTTAAATTTGAGGATATCGTAAAGAACCTCTCTATTAATATAAAACCCACAATTGAAGTTGGAATTGATAAGGACTGTCTCGGTACTATTGCTTTTATATCCAAGTGTTGGTTCAATATAAGGCTGTAGTGTTTCCAATACCTGTTGTAAAATCATCTCGAATGCAGATTCACTTTGAACACCTGGAATTTCTAATTTACCTGTATTAAACACCTTGACGTGGAATTCCTTAAATCCGGTTTGAAGCTTTATGCGAAGGATTAGCACAAAGCAATTATAAAACGCACTCTTCTTCTTACATCTATAACTCAGCAGGTCCTTCTTTGAAATACCGATACTAACCTTTCTAATATCCTTGAACTTAATACGTCCTGATGGGTTGTCAATGTGGGTGATAACATACTCTTCAAAGTAGGTCTCGCGCTTAAGATTTGTTTCAATACACGTCAATTCTTCGGGGGTAGTCGAATTAAATTTCATTTGCTTTTTGATTACACCTTTACTCGGTTGAGCATACGGAATGACCGGAATATGCCAGAACAATTGTTTTAAATCGATTGGCATGTTTAAGTAGGCAATTTTTGTTTTTGTTGAAATGTATATATTGGTTGGCGTAGGCGCTTCAGAGGTAATGTCAGATACCAGATTAGCCGACAGAAATTCTTCCGCAGACTGTTTAATAATTTGTGTGACATCTTCTTCATCAGACGAGCCCTCCTCATATTCATTTGATATAAAATTCGCCCACTCTTGGTCAATGTTCATGGTGGCAGACATTATATATATTTCACTGTTGTCTTTATATTCTTTATATCATTTTAATCTCAATTATTTTCTTTATTATAATATATAAAGAATGCTATCCAATCCACGAACTATTCATGAAAGGACGTCTATTATCCAGATTAAGCAAACTCTCCCTACAACCGCCAAGAAGCAACGCATCGCAGAAGAATACAGTCTAAATCAGAATGTATTCGACCCATCTAAAAGCTCGCCACCAAACGATTTTATGATGAAATTATATGCGAGAATGAACATGTATAACAATTATGCGGATAAAAGGGTAGAGATCTTAGACAGGGAATAATATATATGAATATTGTTGTTCTGGATTTCGGAATGCATCAGGTTTTCGGTAAAATTGAGAAAGTCTTTGGATATGTATTTAGGATAGTTACGAATAATATAGTTGAGGAAATCCTTGATTATATTTTTTTTGTCAATATTGTATTCAATACTAACACCATCAATAAACGATTTAATTTTATTTATTTTTTCTTTCTTGGTTAACAATCGAATTAGATTATCCCATACATCGCTGTCGATAATATTGATGTGACTCTGTTCCCCATTTTGTGTTTTAACTATATCCTGATTTGACTGCAGAAAATTGATCATACTTCTAATATCGGACTTAAATAGCTTCTGAATACAGTGTAGCGATTTTTGCGATATATTTAATTTCTCCGAAGTAGAGATATTGCTTAGGAATTGAACAATCTCATTCTTTGGGAGCTGATTAAAGCGTAAACGTATAAATTCGTTTTGTAGTCCCTCGTCTATTTTGCTTATATAATTACAGATTAAACAAAAACGCACATTATTTGTGTAACTCTGTAAGAGATATCGTAGTGCTTGTTGCGCGTTTTTTGTCATATAATCAACCTCGTCTAATATAACAAATTTCATTCCTGTATTGAATAACGGCTTTGAATTTACAAAGAAGCTAATTTGGTTTCTTATTATATCAATCCCTCTCTCGTCGGACGCGTTTAAATGAATAATTAGATCTTTATTTTTATTGTTTAACTTTACCTGATACGCGGTAATTAGATTTATTATCGTCGTGGTCTTTCCTGTGCCGGGTGGGCCATAAAAAAGCAAATTGGGGAAATAAGAGCTGTCTATTACATTTTTCAAAATTTGTCTATTTAGTGGATCTAGCACAATGTCGTCAAATTGACACGGCCTGTATTTTTCAACCCAAACGAAACCACTATTCATTACATTATATAAAAAAACGCTTTTAATACAAAATCAACAAAAGTTATCAATTTTATACGCATCTATATATAATGGCGAAAAAGGTTTTAGTTCTATGTCAAAGAAGAACTGAAGGTATTAGTGGACGTGTCTTAGTGAACCCTCAAATTGAAACCCTCTTGGATATTATATTAGGAAAGGGGGTTGAGAGAGAAATACAATATGTATCACCTAGTCCCGGTGCTGATATTGTGGGCGAATTTGGTAATAATGATTTTACAAGGGCTAATTTTAAAGAAAATGATTATGCGGCAATTATTCTGAATACGTGTCCATTCATTCTTATTGACTTTGGAATTGTATATAAATATTTAAAACCAGACGGGATGCTTGTAGTAAGTAATTATTTGAGCGATGAATATCCAAGAGGCAGTAGTATAAAGGAAACTGAGACATTTCAGAATTTGGTGTCAAAGTCGATTTTTGAACAAAATGGATTTAAATATAAGCCGATTGAGATGAGAAATGCGGTTGTATTTACTAAAGCAATAAATGGTGGCAGAACTCGCAACACTAAAAAAAAGACAAGAAGGACAAGACCGGTTAGAAGGATAAGAAAGACAAGAAAGGTAAGAAAGGTAAGAAAGACAAGAAGGACCAGAAAGTAATACAAGTAGTCCCTGGTTAGGGTATATTGAATAGACTATGTTTTTGTTTATTTTCATATTTAAAAATAATTGAATTAAAATATTAAGGGTATTACATGGATAAATACAAAATGTCTACTGTTCAAAGCAAAGGTGGATTTCTAGAGGTAATATTGGGTGCCATGTTTAGTTCCAAGACGTCTACAATCGTAGAAATTTATAAACAGTGTATATTTTGTAATATTCCAGTTTCTATAATTAATCACACCCTCGATAAAAGATATCACGATACATTGGTGTCAACTCACGACAAGGTTACTGCTCCGTGCCTACAAACAACAAAATTGGGAGACATTTGGCACTGCGAAGGGGGAACCGAATCGCCTGACTACGATGCCCATTGTTCATTGCGAAAGTCTGATGTTATACTAATAAATGAAGGTCAGTTCTTCTTAGATCTGTATGATGTTGTCTCAGATATGCTAAATCATAATAAAAAGGTATATGTTTGTGGGTTAGATGGCGACTTTGAAAGAAAGAAATTTGGGCAGATTTTAGATTTAATCCCGCTCTGCGATAATGTTCGTAAGCTAACTTCTCTGTGTTCCTTGTGTAAAGACGGGACACGTGCTATATTCTCGATGCGTTTAACAAATGAAACCGCACAAACAGTAGTAGGGTCGTCCAATTATATCCCAGTTTGCCGCAGTTGTTATACAAACAAAACCCACAACAGCATAAACACATATTCCGCCTAAGTATATTTTAAAACGATTTAAATCAAATTTATATAATAAGGTATAGTTAAATGTCTGACAAGGCCGATGCATCTAAAATTAATCAAGTAACAGTTCAAAAAAAACGTGGAAGAAAATCTAAGAAGGAACTAGAGCTTGCCTCTCAGGCACAAAATATCGAAAATATTAATGTCGTGATAGAAGAAAATGTCGCAGATAATTGTGATGTTGCGGACGAGAATACGGTGTTATCATCGTCAGTCGATAATTATGAAGAGGTTGGCACAACCCTTTTTTTACATAATGATAATTCAGTATTGACTGAAGATGCGAAACCAGTAGCAAAGAAGCGTGGGCGCAAGCCTAAGGGTGGAAAGATTATTCAACAAGTCGTTCCCACAAATAACAATCTTGAGCCGAAGTCGAATATCATTCTACATTTAAAATGCTCGATAAAGGATCTACAATCCAATTCAGTAAATGGTCAGGATATTCAAAGCTTCGACATTCAACACCAGGCTCATTTGTCATATGAAATGATCAATACGCCAGCAGATTTTTTGAATAATGCGCCCGTTTGTAACAATGAAATTATTACCACTCAAACTAAACACGTTGAAGACGATTCTGAGCCGGATGATAGTAACATTGACACAAAAGAGGTATGGAAGAAATTGAAGACGCTCGAGCATAATCTACATATCAATAACATTTGCGACAAGAAATCCGCTTGTTTTTGGTGCACGTGTGATTTCGATAATCCTCCAGTATATATTCCCAAGTATTATGTGAAGGATTCATATAACGTGTATGGGTGCTTTTGTAGCCCCGAATGTGCGACGGCATATTTAATGGAAGAAAATATTGATAGTTCAGCACGGTTCGAACGATATCACTTTCTCAACCACATATATTCAAAAATATATGACTATAATAAGAATATTAAGCCAGCACCGAACCCATATTATTTGCTCGATAAATATTACGGCAATCTCTCCATTCAAGAGTATAGATCTTTATTGAGGAATGAGCGCTTGTTTTTGGTTGTTGATAAGCCGCTTACTAGAATTCTTCCCGAGTTACACGAGGATAATGACGACTTTATTATCAATAACAAAATCATTCCCTCCAATACATTCCAGATCAAGAAGAAATTACAAAAGAAACAAACAAAAACCAACATCTTAAGCGATCATTTCGGATTAGCACATTAAAAAAATAAGATATCAAATTAGAATATTTTATTTTTAGTCATTTATTTTGTTGTTTATTTTACTATTTTAATTTTGTTATATTTATTTTTATTTCAATATATTATGGAAAATAACCTTTACGATGATTCTGATTGGAATATAAGTAATATTTTTGAAATTATAAAGGAAAATGTAGCGTCGTTTTTATTATTGTTTGTCGTTTTTGGAATAATATATGGTGTCGACTATATTTCTAATATTAATAATATTTTGTATGCTGTTTCACCAGCGATAGATACCGTAAAGAGACGTAAGAGGTCAAAGAAATAAATAATAATGTATTTTCAAGTTATTATTTATTAGTTGTTAGTTATTATTTACATGTTAATGTCTCCTTGTTCTCTGCATTCGCTTGTGCGACATTTTGCGCGATCGTTTAATCGCGCGTTTTGCTCTACTCGCTCTTCTTCTTCTTGTATTGATACTCTTTCGCCCGCCTTTTTTAGTAATATTAATTGGTCCTGTAGGCGCATTGGGCATCGTTAGTAGAGTAATACGATTGCGCATTGTATTTTGTTCGGCAGCTTCAGCATCCATTTCTGCTTGTGTATCCTTCATCAACTTTTCTGCCTCTGATTTTTGACGAATAATTCTGTTAATTACACTAGCCCTAAGACTACTTAACGATGGGTTTCTCTCTTCTTCGCGTTTGATGGATAATAATGAAAGCATTGAATCGCGCTTATCCCCGGTTAATTTTACGAGACTCTTATTTTTGTCAACATTAAGACTGACCTCTTTGGGGTCTATGTGTATTATTTCATCCGCAGTTAATTTGTCTAAATCAGCCTGTGTCTCATATTTATACGTTTTTCCTTTGAGAAAACTCGGCATGAATCTCTTCAACGATGACATATATTATAATACAATATTTTTTTAAATGTCCGGCGTAAATACTTATACCACTTTTTTAACCTCATTCCTTTCTACGCGCTCGTTGTAGTTACGCATATTTGAATCTAATTTATGCCGTAACTGTTTATAAATCTCTTGGTTTACCGATTTTATCTGAGAAGCTTTCTTCTGAGGTATACCTAAATATGCCTTTATTGTAGCAATTTCATCAAAGTTGTTTTCTCTCAATTTGGTTTCCGCTACATCTGCAGAATAATCGGTTTGTCTCATAATCATCTGAACTTTGTTATCAATAAGGTCTGTTTCCACTAACGAAATCTTGTCTGCCATATAAATAAGATAAATTATTTTTTAAATCATATTAAACGAATAGCTATATATAACTTATCAAAGAATGTTGAGAAATAACATTAGCGACTTTAATATCAATCCACTAGTATCTGAACTTGATAATGTTATTCGAAAACATATGAATATCATGCTAAACGAATATGTTGGTAGGTTTAATTTATTGGAACAAACACATCGACAGATTATGTGTTTGCCATCTGTGGTAGATGAATTGAGACGTTACTCGGGTGCGACGCGTCATCCTGTGTGTGAAACCCCTCACTCAATTCCCTTTTCCGATAACACCTCCGAACAACTTCGACAGGATGTCGCTGCTATGAAAAGTAAATTAGATTCCATTGAAAGCTATCTACAGCGAAACGCCGCAACAGCAACAGCTGCGCCACTTAATACAACTACAAATGTTGTTCAACCATCAATCGTATTATCTTGCGTAAATGAAAATATCCATTTTGAAATGAAAGAGGAAGAAATTTGTAACTCGAGTGAGATGTGCTGTGAAGACATCGATGCCGATATTGAATCTGGTCCTGAGGAAGAAGAAGAAGAGGAAGAGGAGGAAGAGGAGGAAGAGGACGAAGAGGACGAAGAGGACGAAGAGGAAGAGGAAGAAGAGGAGGAAGTTAAAACTTTGTGTAAAAACCAAGACTGTTCACCAGTTAAAGATGCCAAGTTTACTGAAAAATGTTCAATTTGTAGCGGATATTTTGCCGACGATGGCTTAAATGATGTTTATTTCTTAAATGAAAATGGTCGCACTGGCAGTTGTAATTTATGTAAGAAAACAGAAAATGTGTGTATTATGAAGGGGACCGGACAATATGTCTGCATAAACGCTTGCAATGAGGAAGAGGAGATTGAAACCGAAGAGGAAGAGGAGGAAGAGGAAGAAGAGGAGGAAGAAGAGCAGGAGGAAGAGGTAAAGAAGGAAGAGGTAAAAGAAGAAAAGAAGGAAGTAGTAGAAGAGGAGGAAGAAGAATTGGTTGAAATCGAAATCGATGATATCACTTATTGTACCAACGACGAAGAGAATGGCTTCATTTATGAGCTCTCTGAAGAAGGGGATGTCGGAGAAAAGGTTGGATATCTAAAGGAGGGAGAACCGTTCTTTTATGCCGAGGAAAATTAAAGTAAATAATTCTAAAATATAAAAAGCCCATAAACTAAAAATATAAAATATAAAATCTTCATAGATGTATAATGGTAAATTTATGCGCCCCCGCAATTATTTATTTAATATTCTCGGTTACTCAAATACTTATTGATACAATTAAGGGTCTCTATAATACCGCGTTAATGAAGGGCGTTGTTACATTTATGGTTACAATATTATTAAACATATTGTGTGAAAGAGGGTTAGGCGTTGTATCGTGGATCATCGTTTTTATCCCCTTTATTCTAATGACCGTGATTGTTAGCATGTTGTTATACATTTTTGGGCTAGACGCGGCAACAGGAAGCCTAAATTATAAATGCGATAGTTCAACTACAAAATGTGGCGATGGTATCACAATCGACTCTTTAGGTAATATCATAATTTACGACCCCGAATACAACCAATCAAATAATCGCGTATATTATCAGTCACCAAATATAATTATTCCAAATCCTCACAGTAACGACAAGCTGTCACCTTCCCCAATAATTACAAATAAACCATTAGTACCACACGGTTCAAGTAGTCCAGCATATCAAAGTTAATTTATAAAATAGTTTAAAGATATAAATTAAGTAATAACTATTATGTTTTCTATATTGTTTTCAGTTTTTAAGGCGTCGGTGTTGGTTGCTATTGCGAATGACTACTTTACACGAACCTATCCACAAGAATACGAGAACTTTCTTTTCGGTGTGTCGTACAATCTAATTTATTTATTCAGCAAATGTCAAATTATCGCCAACAAGACCTGCTCCAAAATCCAAGTATTAATTAACAAAAACCCATATCTTAAGCAAATATCAGACGTTGTTTATAAAAAACACATTGAGCAAAATCTAATTTATAAGATTGATAAAACCGGCGAAATTGTAAATAACTATTCCGGTGAACAATTTGAATACGACAGTAAATGTATTTATATACTCGCCGACAATGAAAGGAAGACGGATTCTGGGTGTGTTAATATGGAGATTTTACAGAAACAACCAATGCCAACTAATTACGAATTATCCAACATTAAATTTATGCTACTTGAGATTAAAATAAACGACGCCGCATATAAGCTGGATCTTAAGACAGATAAGTATAATTTTTATGTTGTTGGAAATGTATTTGATAAGCAGTTTTTCATTTATTTTTTGAAAAATTATCACCTACATAATTTCACAAACGACGAAATTGATCAGATTACCAAGTTGGATATTAAAATTATAGACCATAATGTGAATATTAAAGAGATGGAAATAACAGATACACGATTCATTACTATTAAAAAAGACGAATATACTTACTAGATACTATTATATTAAATAAAACTATTTAAAAAAAAATGACTTAATAATGTAGAATGTTATCCCAGCATACAACAATGGAAACAGCAACTTCTAGTATTGAAACATTTCATCAATTGGCAAATAGATGGACATTGTGGGCGCATTTACCCCACAATACCGACTGGAGTATTACCAGTTACATTCCTATTGCTACTTTTACAACGGTTGAAGATACACTTGCGGTTACAGAAACATTGCCGTCTATATTAGTAGAAAATTGTATGTTATTTATAATGAAGGAGGGAATCAAGCCTACTTGGGAGGATCCGAAAAATAGAAATGGCGGATGTTTCTCGTATAAAGTTTCGAACAAAAACGTTTACAAGGTTTGGAAGGACCTTACATACGTCGTTGCAGGAGAAACTATAAGTAAGAATACTGGATTCGTTAGTTGTGTGACTGGGATAACAATTTCACCTAAGAAAAATTTCTGTATTATTAAAATTTGGATGAGCGACTGCAGCCATCAGAATCCGGGCGTAATAACATTGGATGTAAAAGGAATGACTGCTCAGGGGTGTCTATTTAAGAAGCATACTCCCGAATATTAAATCCACCTTTCTTAACATTCGGTTAGAAAAAGGTGGAGCCAAAAGAATATAAATCCATCTTTAAGAAAGATGGAGTCAAAAGAATATAAATCCACCTTTCTTAACATTCGGTTATAAAAGGTGGAGCCAAAAAATATAAATGATAAATTTAAAAAATAATAAACGCCACACGAAAATGGTGTTTATTATTTTTTTTGATAAGATAATAAAGCGACATTGTCGCAAGATAATAGATATAATAAATATTTAAAGGTTAGATATATATTATATTATATATTATGACATTGATGAAAATTAATGGCGTTGAATACCAAGTGAACGATGATGAATTTTTAAAAATTCCACACGACAGATATGGCAATTTGATTATTCGCGATGATATTGGCAAATTTGAGAGAATATCCTCATTGATCAATGAAATTAGCTGTATCGGACTTGAAAATTTGATCGTGTATAACACTACACACGGCGGATTTCTTCCGATTACCTGTTCGCAAAAGTATCGCAGCATATTCGCAATAGAGACACATATGAATCACGTCGAGAACATACTCCATAACGCGAGCAACTTTAAGAAAAACAATATCCATTTTAAAAAATACCTCCATAATATTCAGTTAGCGGATTTTACCGGTTCCAACGCCAACTCTGTATTTATTTTTTCAGAGAAAGACACCTGTTTAGATATGGATTTCATACAGGAAAATAAGCCGGTTTTATTAACTACTTATAACGATTTTCTAGCTCGTTCCGGATTGTACACCAATGTCTTTCAATTAACCGGTTCCAAGTTGGTTTTATATGTTCCTGACCGGTTTTCACAAGCGTTCAACACCGAGTTTTCCTACTTCATTAACGAATCGAGAGAACTAGATTACGATAACTTAAATCATCTCTGCATTATGGTGAAAAACGGTGGCCCGCAATTTGAGAAGATGTTGTTGGATAATATGCCGTTTTTCGACAGATGGACTGTATTGGACACCGGAAGCACCGACGACACGCTTGATATCATTCGTCGTGTTCTAGTGGGAAAGAAAAAGGGTGCGTTGTATCAAGAACCGTTTATTAATTTTAAGGAAAGTAGAAATCGCTGTTTAGATTTGGCTGGAGACTCTTGTAAATTTATAACCATGTTAGATGATACATATGTAGTCAATGGCGACCTTAGAGGATTTTTGAATGAGGTGCGCGGAGATCAAATGTCAACATCATTTACTCTATACATTCAAAGTGACGATACTATTTACGGGTCAAATAGAATTATTAAGGGCAGTTCTGGTCTTAGATATATTCATAGAATACACGAGGTTATTACCGATAAAAACAATGTAAATATTGTAATCCCAAAAGAGGTCAGCTTTATTGATGACAGACGATTTGACTATATGGAAAAAAGAACGCACGATAGAAAACAGCTTGACCTGAAATTATTGTACGAGGAGGTTGAAGAGAACCCTCACGACCCTCGTGCTTATTATTATTTGGCTCAGACGTACAACCTACTCGAAGATTACGAGAAGGCGTTTTATTATTTTACAAAGAGAGCCGAGTTTTCCAATTCCGGGTTTGTTCAGGAGAGAGTAGACGCTCTTTTTGAATCCGCGCGAATCGCCAATTTTAAGTTGAATAAATCGTGGCCTGAATGCGAAGAATTGTATAATAAATGTTATAAAGCCGACGAATCTCGCCCCGAATCGTTGTACTTTATCGGTGTTCACTATTACTTGGAGAATAATATTAGAAAGGCATTTGGATATTTTAAAAAGGCATTTGAGATTGGGTTTCCCATGCACTGTCAGTATTCATTGAAACCAACGCTAAGCTATCACTTTTTACCCAAATTTCTTAGCAAAATTTGTTACGATTTAAAGGAATATGAGTTGGGCAAACAGGCGAGCGAGTTGTTCTTGAAACATAATCTGTCACACGCGGATTCTTATGAGGAGATGTTGTCATGGCACAAAATTTATGATAAATTGACTATTAAAGTTGAAAAAGTGAAGCCAACGGTGCCAGAAAAGCCCATATTATGTTTTCACGCGGACGGTGGATTTAATAATTGGTCGGGAAGTAGCATACTTACTATCGGGGTCGGGGGATCGGAAACGTATATTATTGAGATGGCGCGATATATTCAAAAATCCGGGTTATTTGATGTGTATGTTTTCTGTAACTGCGTGGAAGAAGAATTGTTTGAAGGGGTTTTGTATAAACCACTTGCCGATTATTATCCCTTTATTAATGAGAACTATATTCATACGTGTATCGTAAGTAGATATTCAGAGTATTTGCCGGTTACTTTTAAGGGGTGGACTGAAAATGTGTATCTTGTTGTTCACGATTTAACGCCAACCGGTGTTGTTATTCCTCGCGATCAAAAATTGAAGAAGATCCTTTGTTTGACTGAGTGGCACGTTGATTTTTTTACGCGAATTTATCCGTCATTGAAAAATATTACTGTGCCTTTTTATTATGGTATTGATTTTGATAAATTTAAAGGAGACGGTATTACGTGTAAAGAGCAGTATAAATTCATTTATTCATCCTTCCCCAATAGAGGATTATTGCCTTTACTACAAATGTGGCCAAAGATATATGAATTCCAACCACTCGCTTCTCTACATATTTACTGTGATATTAATGGAAAATGGGTCAATGATGTTGAGGGGAAAATGATGCTACAAATCAAAGAGCTTATGAAGTCTTATGATGTGGAGAACCATAATATGAATATTCATTACCACGGATGGGTGAACAAAAAGACACTCGCTGATTCTTGGATAACTGCGGATGTATGGTTCTATCCGTGCACGTTTATGGAAACATTTTGCTTAACTGCGCTTGAAGCTGCGTTGACAAAGACTCTTGTAATTACTAACAATTTGGCCGCATTACAGAATACGGTTGGACATAGAGGCGTCATAATTAAGGGCGAGCCTATGGATAGTGAATGGCAAGAAACCGCGCTTACTAAGATTAAAAAATACTTGGATCCTGAAAATAAATCGCTTAAAAATGATTTGATAGAGAGAAACTATGAATGGGCGTCTAAGCTATCGTGGCAAAATCAGGCAACAAAATTATTGGATGAACATATCTTACAGGAGAAGTTGGAATATAAGGGGATGTATAATTGGACAAATGATTTGCCATTTGGACACAAAAAATATTTTTTAGAAGCCATTGATTATTTTAACAACAATTATGCGAAATTCAAAAATGATACAATTAAAGTTTTGGAAGTTGGTAGTTATACAGGTATTTCATTGATAAATATTATCAAACTGATCCCAAATTCTATTGGTGTTGGTCTGGATAAATGGACGAATTACATTGAAGGTGATGCTTTAAGCAAGGTAGAAATGTTGGATAATATGGATGAACTAGAGATCGAGTCATCATTCTATAAAAATGTTGCGATCGAAGGATTAGAAAATAGAATTACAGGAATTAAGGGTGACTCTTATGAAGTATTGTTTGAAATGATGAAAGAAAATAAGATGTTTGATTTTATTTACATTGATGGTAGTCATTTATCTTTCGATTGTTATTCAGATTTATTGAACTCATGGAGACTTTTAGCCAGAGGCGGGTTACTAGCAATTGATGATTATTTGTATAATGCCGAAGGTGCTGTGATCGATTCCCCTTTCGAGGGCATTAATCACTTTTTAAAGAAGCATCAACACGAAATCAAAATTTTACACAAGGGCTATCGTGTGTTTTTGATTAAAGTATAATAATTGTTGAAATAGGATATAAATATTTATTTAGATGTAATACATATTTATATGAAAAATAGAAGTGAAACAGATAGCATTGATATATTTGACGGACAGCTTAGAGATATAAATAAAAATAATAACGCTGATTCAGATGTAGTAGGAATTCACAAATATTTTTGGAGTCCCAACACATCTGTAAATAAAATAATTGAAAATTATTGTTTATTTAATAAATTCGTCAAAAATTTAGAGATTGGACCGGGGATTGTTCCTTTTACACTCGCTACAGATTTTATTGGAAGCAATGAAAAAATTACAAATTATATTGAAATTGATATAGATTATCAAAAAATCCCATTTGATAATGATTCCATTGATTTTATTTATTGTCGGCACGTTCTCGAAGATATTCAAAACCCAGATTTTGCTTTTAATGAGATGGTTAGAGTAAGCAAATTTGGTGGGTATATTGAAACTCCATCTCCTTTAATAGAAATTACAAAGAATGTTGATGCGTTGGAATTTAGTAACAAATATTGTGGATATATTCATCATAGATATATTGTATGGTCAAGCATAGAAAAAAACGAGATATATTTTTTACCCAAATATAGTTGTATTTTGGATAATTTATTAGAATACAGTCGTGAAACTAACCAGCAAATTTTTCATTTAATAAATAACCACCCGATTTATTGGAATAATCATTTTATATTTACAAATCAACAAAAACCGAATGTTATCATGTATAAAAATGGAGTGAATTTTAATATAACAGGTTTTGATATGGTTCCTGATTATTTGGTGCTCGTGAACAGAGCTATAAATGAATGCATACAAAACACAAATTATTTTGTTAATAATTACAAATCTTTTTTAGATAAATAAATAATATTTATTTTATACATTATTTATTTTATACATTATTTATTTTATACATTATTTATTTTATACATTATTTATTTTATACATTATTTATTTTATACATTATTTATTTTATACATTTGAAAATCTAAATCCATTTATACGGTCCTGTTCCTTTTACTTGAACAGTTGATTTTAGTGGTTCAACTTCAATATTGTTTCTTTTACCTTGAACAAACCAAAAGAACTTACAATTTTGGCCATAAACTATGAAACTATTATTTTCTACCTCGCTTGTATACAATTGTTCTGATTTTTTACCCGAGTAAATTGGGGTTATTTGAATTGTGAATTCGGTTGCTAATTTTTCAACGTAATCAGGTAAATATATTACAACACTTTTGTTATTTTCAATTTCACCTTTGCCTCTATAATACACACCCGATTCAGGACCTTCTAAACAGGCATGGACTAAATGTTTATTTTTATTTACGGGGTGATCTATGACAAACGTTTTAGCAGCGGTATCAAATAAAATTTCTTTATTCGCAATATCATAATATATATTACCAAATGTTGATCCATTATAACTTGATTGAGTAACACCTCTAATAGGAGTAGCATAAAAACCAGCCTGCGTAACTGAGAATGCTGACCCTGACGCACTTATTACTATTGAACCCGCTGCCTGAGAATTTTGACCAGCAAGATTACCAATAGCAATCGAATTCGCGCCTTGGAATGTTGAACCGGCGTTTGCTCCAATCGCAATTGCGCTTGTGCCTTGAAATGTTGATCCGGCATTTGATCCAATCGCAATCGCGTTTACACATTGTCCGGTTGTGGCTAAAAGCGTTGCGCCAATATAACCTGCTTGAAATCCAATTGCGATAGCGCCGGATTGTTGAATATTTTGCCCCGCAGTTGCTCCAATCGCAATGGCATTTATTCCTTGTGTATTAGCTCCTGCTTGAAAACCTATGCCGACAGCACCTGATTTTTGTCCATTTAGACCGGCTAAATTTCCTAAACCAATCGCATTGCTACCTTGTCCAGAAAATCCTGCTTGCTGTCCTATCCCAATTGCGCCGGATGCTTGTCCAGAAAATCCTGCAGAATTACCTATCGCAATTCCATTTGTTCCTTGTGCGGAAAATCCTGCCTGATATCCAATAGCAATTGCCGCCGTTGCTTGACTTGTTTGACCTGCTTGAACACCAATCGCAATTGCGTTTCCCGATTGATCTTGAAAGCCGGCGAAATAACCAATCGCAATGCTGCCTGATCGTTGATTTGACGATCCTGAGCCAACACCGATAGCAATAGCATTTATGCCCTGTGATCCCTGACCTGCGCTATTACCAATAGCAATTGCGGCGGACTGTTGATTTGATCTTGCGGCATTTTGACCAATAGCAATTGCGCTCTGACCTTGGTTTGAAGTTCCGGCTTGATCTCCAATAGCAATAGCGTTTGATTGTTGAGCACTTCTTCCTGCAGAATTACCAATCGCAATTGCCGATATTCCCTGATTCGTCTGTCCTGCGGATGAACCAATAGCAATAGCATTAAATGATTGACTATTATTTCCGGCATTTACGCCAATAGCAATGCTATTTCCTGAAGGATCAAAACCAAACAATCCTGCTTGATAACCAATAGCAATACTACCTGTTCCTTGATTTGACGAACCTGCGCTGACGCCAACAGCGACAGCATTAATTCCTTGTGTATATTGTCCTGCGGCAAGACCTATCGCAATTGCGGCGGACTGTTGATTTGTCCTAGCAGCATTTTGACCAATAGCAATTGCGCTCTGACCTTGCGCTGACGTGCCTGCCAGGTCTCCAATAGCAATCGCGCCTGACTGTTGATTAGTTCTTCCTGCAGAATTACCAATCGCAATTGCCGATATTCCCTGATTTGTCTGTCCTGCGGATGAACCAATAGCAATAGCATTAAATGATTGACTATTATTTCCCGCACTTACACCAATGGCAATGCTATTTCCTGAAGGATCAAAACCAAGCAATCCTGCTTGATACCCAATAGCAATACAACCTGTTCTTTGATTTGACGAACCAGCACTAACACCAATCGCAATGGCGTTTATTCCTTGTGTAAATTGTCCCGCAGCAAGACCAATCGCAATTGCGGCGGATTGTTGATTTGTCCTAGCGGCATTTTGTCCGATAGCAATTGCGCTCTGACCTTGTGCTGATGAACCCGCTTGGTCTCCAATAGCAATCGCTCCCGACTGTTGATTCGTTCTTCCAGCTTGTGAACCAATCGCAACTGCGGCTGTCCCTTGATTTGTTTGACCTGCGGATGAACCAATAGCAATGGCATTAAGGAATTGACCGCTATTTCCGGCACTTACACCAATAGCAATGCTATTTCCGGAAGGATCAGTGTTTATGCCGGCTTGATACCCAATCGCAATACTACCGGTGCCTTGTGTCGAACCAGCTAGAACACCAATAGCAATCGCATTTGTCCCTTGTCCACTATTACCTGCTTGAAATCCTATAGAAATTCCACCGGATGATTGAACTCGTCTGCCGGATTCTACTCCAATAGCAATAGCATTTTGTGCTTGGTTACTTGCGCCAGAAGAAAGACCAATTGATACAGCACCCGATTTTTGTGCACCATTTCCCGAACCATTTCCAATTGCTATAGAATTTTGTCCTTGACTAGTATTACCAGAAGCATTACCAATAGCAATAGAATTTCCTGATTGATCTATAAACCCAGCTTGAAATCCAATCGCAATACTACCTGACCTCTGTCCAGAATTACCTGCTTGGTATCCCAAAGCAATAGAATTTCCTGATTGATCTATAAACCCAGCTTGAAATCCAATCGCAATACTACCTGACCTCTGTCCAGAATTACCTGCTTGGTATCCCAAAGCAATCGCATATGATCCTTGATTCGTTTGACCTGCAAAACCGCCGAGTGTTATATTTTGGTCACCAACAGCCCATGTATTATTGCTACTATCCCAATACAAATAATCTGCCCAATTTGTTCCTGTTGGAATTGGAGCGGAACCTCCTGAAGCATATACTATTTCTTTGTTTACTGTATCATAATATAATACATTGCCTATATTTGTTATGTTTCGAATCGGATCCACATAAAACGCACTTTGGGTCGCACCATTTAAAGCTAGACCGCTAGCATTTAATACGATACTATTTTGCGGCTGATTTACTTGACCTGCAGCATTACCAATAGCAATAGAATTTGTACCTTGTCCTGTTTGTCCGGCTGTATTACCAATAGCAATTGAATTTGTCCCTTGTCCTGTTTGCCCGGCTGTATAACCAATTGCAATGGCTCCTGATCCTTGATAAGATTGACCTGCGGCATTACCTATAGCTACACACTGTAGTCCTTGGGAAAAAGCCGCAGCAGCAGCACCAATTGCGATCGAATTACCACCCTGATTTGTTGAGCCCGCCTGATATCCAATAGCAACATTTCCACCGCTAGTTTGATTATATGCGCCGGCCTCAACTCCTATTGCTATATTATTTGCGCCCTGGCTTGTTTGACCTGCGGCATTACCAATTGCTATAGAATTTGATTGTTGACTTTGATTGCCCGCTTGGGCTCCAATCGCTATAGACGCGGCTCCTTGATTTATAAAACCTGCAATATATCCAATTGCGATACCTGCCGACCCTTGATTTATACCACCCGAAGAAAACCCGATACCAATTGCGGCTAACCCCTGACCATTATTTCCGGCAGTATCACCAATAGCAACGGCTACGTGACCCTGATTAAATGCTCCGGCGCCTGCGCCAACTGCTACAGCTCTTGAAGCTTGCGATTGTGTTCCTGCTATTATTCCTATTGCTACACTTTGTTCGCCTTGTGTAAAAGAGCCGGATTGAAACCCAATTGCTACTGCGGTTTGTCCTTGATATGTATTTCCTGCCGATGTTCCAATAGCAATCGCATTTGTGCCTTGTAAGCAATAGCCCGGCGGCCCATAAGTTGCCGTCGATCCATCATACCATTCCGCGCCAATAGCTATGGCACCGCTACCCTGCGAGTTTCTACCTGCTTTTGTTCCAATCGCAATAGCCGAATATTGTTGGAGTAGAAATCCTGCTTCATTACCAATCGCAACTGCGGAAGACTGTTGGCCCTGTTGTGCGGCGTCTAACCCAATAGCGATCGAACACGTTCCTTGGTTTCCAAAACCAGCTAGTTTTCCTATTGCTACTGAGTTACCCGATTGATTAATAGAACCTGCGGTATCTCCTATTGCTACGGATGATGCACCTTGAACTAGTTGTCCCGCCAACACACCAACAGCTACCGAATTTCCCCCTTGGTTCGCATATCCTGAGTAATATCCAATTGCTACTGCCGAGATTTGCTGAAAATTTGAAGCGCAATTTCTGCCTATAGCTACTGCCGTAAGTTGCTGATTGTTCAGTCCTGCAGTATCTCCAATTGCGATACAATAATTACCTTGAGAGTTACCCCCCGCATCAGTTCCAATCGCAATGGAAGATTGTCCTTGGGCTGTTTTTCCTGCTGAACTGCCAATAGCTACCGAATTTGAACCTTGAATGGATCGTCCTGCATTAAACCCAACAGATATGGATTGGACACCTTGTGAAACTAATCCTGCTTGATTCCCTAAAGCAATAGCGCTTTGCCCTTGAGAATTAACGGCTGTTTGATAACCAATCGCAATCGCATATTGTGCTTGAGTGGTTTGTGCTGCGGTATAGCCAATCGCAACCGAATACCCACTCTGAGCATTTTGACCTGTTAGAAAACCAATGGCTACCGACGACACACCTTGATTGTTTTGACCTGCGTTTGTCCCAACCGAAATTGCGTCTCCTCCTTGTGTTTGCTGACCTGCGTTTGTCCCAACCGAAATTGCGTTTGCTCCTTGCGAATTGTATGCCGATTGACTCCCTATTGCAATCGCATTTATGCCTTGAGAATTTCGCGCGGTTTGATAGCCAATCGCAACGGAATATTGTCCTTGGCTTACATACCCGGTGCCATTACCAATAGCAACAGCAGATGACTGTTGATTCCCTAGACCTGCAGTATTGCCAATTGCTACCGAATACCCAAGCTGAGCAGTGTTGCCCGCTTGATAACCGATTGCGACTGAATAGGACCCTTGAGTTCCTTGTCCTGCAGTATTACCAATGGCTACCGAATTTACTCCTTGAATAGTTTGGCCTGCTCCAACACCAATCGCAATCGCATTTATACCTTGATTTGTTTGTCCTGCGGTTGAGCCAATCGCAATCGCATTAGAAGATTGATTATTATTTCCAGCGTTCACTCCAATCGCGATAGTATTTGCCGCAGCAAGAGCTGTTCCTAGTTCGCCCGCCAAAAATCCAATAGCAATACCCCCCGTTCCTTGATTCGATAAGCCCGCAGCATAACCAATCGCAACCGCATTCCTTCCTTGTGTATACCATCCCGCAGACGAACCAATCGCAATAGCGTCGGTTTGTTGGCTTTCTCTTCCAGCATTCGCGCCAATAGCAATCGCATTTGTGCCCTGATTTGTTTGACCTGCTTGATAACCAAGAGCAACCGCATTTGTGCCCTGATTGGTTTGACCCGCTCCGCACCCAATATTTATATTATCCGAACCAACTGTCCACGAATTATTATAGGTATTCCAATACAAATAATCGCCATAACAATTTGCGGTTCCTACTATTTCTATGCCTGTTGGACCTGTTGGACCAGTTTGGCCAGTAGGACCTGTTTGACCAGTAGGACCTGTTTCACCCGTAGGACCAGTAGGACCTGTGTTTCCAGTAGGACCTGTGTTTCCAGTAGCTCCTGTGTTTACAGCTGTTCCAGGAAGGCCTGTGGGGCCTGTATTTCCAGTAGGTCCCGTTTGACCGGTAGCTCCGGTTCCCACAGCTGTTCCCGGAACTCCCTGGGGGCCTGTTTGCCCTGTTGGACCAGTAGGACCGGTAGCTCCTGTATTTACAGCTGTTCCCGGAAGTCCAGTGGGACCTGTAGGACCAGTATGACCTGTAGGACCAGTATGACCTGTAGGACCAGTATGACCTGTTGTGCCAGTTTCTCCTGTTTCACCAGTATATCCTCTTTGACCGGTAGGACCTGTATTTCCCGTTGGACCTGTATTTCCAGTTGGACCAGTTGAGCCTGGACCGCCGCCATTATTACACGGCACAAAGCAGTCACATTCATCCGGGACAAAGGGCACTTCATCGCACCAATCACACGTATTTCCACAGTCGCACGAATCCGAACCGGTATAATTACAATCCGGGCACGGCACATAATAGCCTGTGGCGCACGGATTATTACACGGATTCGCAACATATGGTGCGCCATTAATATAAGTTACTGTAAGGTTTGTTACAGTGATATTTTCACTTGTTATATTTTTAGCGTTTATGTTACTCATTTATATAAAAAGCAAATATATTTTAAATTGATATATTATTTAATTAGTTATACTAAATGTCCTATTACAATGTTATAATCATTTATAATATTGTATAAAAAGTATTATGGATTAATTTGGCACCGGGAATGGGCGCTGATTTTTCTCAATAACCAAGGGCTCGGGGATGAATGTCGCCTTTTTCTCGTAAATATTAGACGAAGCCAACTTTGTAATTTCCGGTTTAAAACACGGCGCAGGGGTTACTAAATTTGTCGAATTAATACCAAACAAAAATGACTCAGTATCAGCCGCATTATATGACAGTTTATTCCACGGGATTTGCGCGGGCATTAATCCATTTCCGGGTAATCTTGTATTGTAAGCAGCGCCGTATTGTGAATTCGGATACAATGTGTAATTTTCAAACTGTTTATATTCTCTCTGTTCTAAACAGTAATTTCCAGGAGTATTTCTATTACGTGTAGACGCCATTTATATATGCTAGTATAAAAAGTTCGCAAATATACAGTAATTATCTTAGAATATTCTTTTTTGTAGGGTCGACATATTTTTTTCCGATATTTGCCCTGTTTCTAGATACTCGCTGACGCAAATATGGGTTAAATGCATAAACTCATACGCAAATAAAACCATTAGACCTAATTCTTCCTCAATACTCATAACCCGCTCTGCTAATTTAAGCATACACTCGCGCAATTCCACACACTCTTTTAAGCGCTCGTATAGTTTATGGAAAGCACAATTCATTTCATCGGTGCTGAATTCTTCTATGGCAAAAACATCCAATAATTCTTGTCGATATATCGTGTCTCTCACAAACTCCATATCACTCAGTGTTATTTCGTCTGTTGCCAAAAATACATCTGGTGTGTGGTAAGTGCAAACAATCTTGGTGTTATACATTGTATTATTTACTAACTAATATTTATATCTAAACAGTAATAAATATTATTTTACATCTTTTGAATTACAGAAGTTTTGGTGTTTATGCGTATTGGTAGGTGGAGTGTTTGTTCGCATAATCAGTATCCTTTGTCAATTCACGAGAAGGGACACCACCGCGAACCCACCCATCAGATGCGACGTTTTCGATTTGGTTGGCAGGGTTATTGATTCTCTCTTGAACCGCGGGTAAAAGGGGCGTCTGGTGATACTTAATATAACTCTTTTCGCTTAAATTATTCACGCTACGCTTGTTGACGATCTGCTCGCCCTGTTGAATTTGAGATTCCATTACAGGGTTCACTGATCCACGTCCTAAATAGGGAACGGTGGCGAATGGGCGTTGGAACAAATCAATATGGCATCTGGGGTGCGTTTGAATGGTGCCAATTTGGAGCTTTGACGATTCGTCAATATTGCACCCTCCAGCACCAGAGTTAAATCCACCGTTGTACATGATGCCAGGCTGCGAAGTTGCAAGAGCCTTAACATTTTTCATAGAGCAATCAGCAGCAAAGTAATTCTGAGTCATATAATTACATGATGCTACGTTTTGAATGCTCGTTTGATCTATACAACACGAATCATTTCCAAGACGTGACATATTATCAAAGGTATAACTAGAGACGTTAGCCATTTATATATTATAATATACATTATTTTTTTATGAATTCAAATGTTTTTGAGTTTCTAAATGTCTGTTAAGTAAAACTTCTACAAAACACCCAAAATCACATTTTTCACAATAAAAATTAAATCCGGCTTGTCTTTCTTCTTTTGTTGCGTGTTTGTTTAAATAATGTAGTTTTAAATTTGTTGTTTTACTCGGTTTATAATCACACAATCCACATTTATCTACCAAAACCTTATCATTTCTCCCTTTGCGTTTTTCTCCAGTGTGTTTTTTTGTTTCTAAATGTTCATTCCATTCTGACAAATAATTACATTTATATTGGCATTTTTCACAATTATATTTTGATTCCATTTTATTAAATATATTATATTATTTTTAAATAGTTTAGACAAATAAAATCTATATATAGTATATAATGGCTAAACGACGTAAATATGACTTTGATCGATTGAATACGTATTGTCAGGAAAATAGTGTAACCCTTTTGGAGGATTATAGTAATGCGGACTTGACTAGCACTTCTACAATTAAAGGCAATTGTATTTATGAAAATTGTAAGAATGAATTTAATAAAAAATATGAAGGTTTGCTTACTACCGGGGGTTATTGTAAAATATGTATTAAAAATATAGCAAATGATAGAAGGAGAGCATTTTGTTTGGAAAAATATGGAGTTAATAATATTACAAAGCACAGTGTTTATAAAGATGCAGTTGTTTCACCAAAATTTAATTACTCTTTATTGCAAAATTATTGTAATGAAAATAACATTACGTTGTTAGGCAATTATGAGAATGAAAAATTAAATGCTAGATTTGTAATAAAGGGAGAATGTTCAAACAAAGATTGTTCGAATATTTTTAATAAAAAATTTTGTAAATTAATAAATACAAATGCGTTGTGTAAACCATGCATTTTTATAAAGGCGAATGTTGTAAGAAAGACAACTAATCTAAAGGAAATAGGACAGGAAAATTATTTTCAGTGTGAATTAATTAAAAATAACATAAAAGAAATTATCATAAAAAAATATGGTGTTGAACATGTTAGTCAGAGTAACGAAATTCAGGATAAGATTAAGAAGACTAATTTAACAAGATATGGTTTCGAACATCATTCGCATAATAAAAATGTACAAAATAAAATTACAGAAACTAACATATCGAGATATGGTGTAGAACATCTTATGAAAGATCCGGATTATCTTGAAAATATGTTAAAAAAATCACACGAATTTAAAAAATATATTTTACCTTCAGGGAAAATTATCAATTATCAAGGTTACGAAAATTTTGCTTTGGACGAATTAATTATAAATGATGAAATTGATGAATCAGATATAATTACAGGATGTGCAAATGTCCCAAAAATATTATATATAGATGAAAATAACAAGACGCGCGCCCATTTTGTAGATATTTATATTCCTTCACAAAATAGGCTTATTGAAGTAAAGTCTACGTGGACCTTTACAAAATGCGGTGTTTTATTAAAACAAAAAGCAGCAAAGGAACTAGGTTATAATTATGAAATTTGGGTATATGATAAAAAAAAGAATAAAACTTGTTACGATTAATGCTCTCAAAATTAGTACAATGTGTACCTGTAATTGTCTTGTACTCGCGAAATTGCACCTTCTGGAGTAGATTCCTTGCCAGAGTATTTAAGGTCATTATACAAAAACTGAGCATAAGCTGATTGATCGTTCTCTACTCGCGTATTTGCTGTGCTGAAAAATGCTCTATTAGATTGATCTAATTCGAACTGCTGCCAAAGGTCTCCGTAAAGTTGCTGGTCAGTGTTTTTTATGCCCGGGTTCATCATCTGAACGGCCTTCTTGATATTTTTTGTAATATCCTCATCGACATCAACATTAAAAGAAGGTGGTGCGGATTTTCTCTCCGGATCGCCGCTGATCTGTGTCAATAGAACATTGCTAAATGGATTCTTTTTGGTTCCTTCCTTAAATTCAGTTTTTAAAACAGTGTCTAAAGTAACCGGGTTGACATAAGAGTCCGTTTTTTTATCAAACATTCCGGTTACTTGATTTCCCTGAATACTGAAACCCTCGTTTAACATTTGGTTCGTAAGCTTCTGCTTTCTCATCTTAAATAAGCCAAAAATTACGGCTAATGTTAATGTTCCGACCACTAAAATTCTTGTCGATGTTGTTGAAACATATCCTAAAATCGTTATTAATATGACAAGTCTCGTAATGGCATTTAGTTTTTGTTCGTAGCACATATCACTCGTTGGCCATAATTCAAACATATATTCTTTATTAAATAGAATGGTAGGTTCATTGGTCCAAAATTGAATTGCTGTCATTATATATAAACAGTTTAAAAAAGTTTATCTAATTACTTAATTTTTATGAATAATATAGACTTATAAAAATTAATTAAAATATATAAAAAAGATATTCGTATTATTTCTTACCCTTCTTTTTGTTGGGTTGTGGCTTTGAACCTCGCGGTGTTTTTTCGATCTTCTCCTCGGTAGCAAACAATTTCAGTAATTCTTCTTCCGACATTTGCGGCTGTTGTGGTTGCTGTGGCATAGCCGCGCGCTTTTGTGCTAACAATTCCGCTTCGGCCTTTGCTTTCGCGTTGGCCTGCGACTTGGCTAGGATTCTCTCCTTTGTTTTTGCCAACTTCATTTTTTGATCCAAGTTAGCCTGCATCGCCCCCATATTCACCTTTCCTCCACCCAATCCCGCCATGTTACCAAGTCCAGAAAGGTTCCCCATACCCATCTTACTTAACATTGATTGAATATTATCCATACCAGGCATATTCTTCATCTTATTCATCATTTCAGTTGCCTCGGCAATAAGCTCAGACTCTTTCAAATCACCCGTTTTAATTTTAGAATCCAATTTATCGCCAACCGTCTTTACCAAACCCATCAATTTTGTCGGGTTTTTCATAAGCTTTTGAAAGACATCCTTCATATCCGAAGCCTCATCAAAATCTATATTCAAATTATTCGCAGTTTCTTCGGCAATCTCGCGCGCCAACTGACCGAGCTTTCCATCCAACATACCCGTAATATGTTCGTGAAGTTGTTCGGCATCAGGCATATTAATACCCGGCTCAGCACTATCCGACTTATTTCCACTCATATCAAATAACCCCTGCATGTGGGATAACGTCTCCTCCAACTTGGACTTAAATTCGTCTTGATTTATCGCCTCGAACATTTTGGCCGTATCACCGAACGCATCCTTGTTATCAAGTGTGCCGACAATAGAAAACGTAATTAGCTGTAAGTATTTCCAAATGGTCTCCTTGGTTTTCGGTGAAATGTCGCATTGCCACAAATTTCTAAAATGAATACTAGGTAGAAACTCCGTATCAACATCAGAGTCGATTTTGAACATATCTTCGTTCTGATACAAAATATCAAAGAACCTGGGCGGCACCTTCTTTTTACAAAAAGAAAATAATATCTTTGTTGATGCCTGCTTATGCTTCTCAAATGCTCGCGTTCTCTCTTCAAGATCATCAATATACTCAAATTTGTCCATGGGTTTCCACCACTTCGAAATAAATGTATTGTATTCTGGAAAGGTCGTCATCAAATCGTTAACAAAATCGCCAATTACACGCGTGAATTCATCCGGAATAGCAGTTTTACTCGCCTCAGTCATAATATTTAAATATAATTTATATATTTAAATCAAATTTAATGAAAATGTATTATTTTATACCGAGGGCATTCTTCCGGTCTTGTTATAGTTTTGAATTTGTGCGTATGAAATAAAGTGGCCTCCAGCAGCACATTTATAGCCTCCTAGTGCTGGATGATCAATCCAATCATAATTCTCGGGGCATTTACCAATAGCCTTGATAATCTGTTGAACATTGGGCTCGCCAAGTTTGTTCAGTTCTCTCCTTAGTGTCGCAAATTCAGCTCGTATTGCCTCAAACCCCTTCTCCATCGTATTAGAAACATCAGTGACTGCTTTCCCGACATCTTCAAACCCCGCCTTAGTAGCGTCTGTTTGTAGATTTATTGCTTCAATGGTTGCTTTGGCCAAATTCCTCTGTAATTCTAAATTCTCTATGTGCCGTTTCTGCTCGTTTTCTTGTGACTTGTCAAAATTCGTTTGAGCTTGTCGTGCCCTATTTAACTCATTCTCGAGCTCGCGGAGATGGGCGTCTGACCTAGCTTTCGCCTCTTGCAATTGTTGCAACTGCTGCTGACGTTGTAAATCTTGAGCCGCCAATCCTTGTAATAACCCTTGAGCTTGTAATGCCTGTCCACGCTTGTTATCCGCTAGTGATTCTGAGTTATACTTTGCTTGTTCTATTTCTTGCCTCTTTTGACTAAGAAACTTGCCTTGTTTATCTAACACATCCGCGTACTCTCTCTGCTTCTTAGCTAAGAGATCTTCCTCGTCCTTCAACACCTGTTTTAACCCATTTAGAGCCCTAGTATGTGTGTCTATTTCTGTAAGTTTATCCTGCTTTGTTTTTTTAAATTCGGCCGACTGAAATCCTAGACGTATCAATGTTTGCAACTTTGGAACCAGGGTCTGTAGTATATCGCCCTCATATTTCTCCTTAATTTCTAGAAGTACGTCTGCTTTAGATGCTTTATTGTTCTTACCATAATAATACATTCCGTCTCTTACTGTAATTGTTTTATTCTCTAACTTACTTAAAAGTATGGCTTCTGCCGCTTCATTGATTAGATTTAAGTTAATTTCACGTGTTGTAGTAGTTGTTGTTATATTGTATTTTCGCATTAATTGTGCGGCTCTAGTAAATTCAGCCGCCTTAGCACCGGTATCTTTTTTTGCCCACTCATCAAAAGCGGGATTCAAATCACGGTTGACAATAGCATTTTCTTTTTGAGAGAGAGTTGAGGCCATATTATATATATTTATAGTATAAAATATTTCATTTATAACCTAATAAATATTTTGTAATATGTATATATATATACATATATGGAGAGTAAAGATGAAACAACTACAACTCCTGCCGGCGACGGCACCAACAAAACTACAGAAACTGATGATGGTGCTAAATATGACGATTCCAAAATAGACAACGACGATGATTTAGAAGATACCACTTTTAACAGAGTATGGATTAAAAACAAAAAAATAATTAAGGGGCTTTATAGTGTCAAAGGAATTAACCAAGAACTCGTAAATTATGCTAAGAATCTAATTTTATATTACAAACAAAAAATCGAGGTTGTAAAGAGTTTAATTAAAAGAAAATCGACAGACAGCAAAAAAAATTTTATAGGCGACACCACTATTCAACAAGAACAAATAGACAATATTGGAGATATAATATTGGCTGACAGAACTCTACAGAATATGAGTCGTGACAAAAAAGACATTATAATCAAAGGGTATTATTCTAATATCGGAAATGAAAGCGGGAGTGTTATGAAAAAGGACTATGACGACAGAAATAGAACTATTAGATACCTTTTATTAATAAAAGAATACGAAGCTAATATAGAGGATATTAACAATGCGATTACTACATCTGATCAAATAGTATCAGAAGAAGTTGTTAGCGTGCTGTCTGATGCGGACGAAAAACTCTTGAAAAGTCTAGGTGAAACGAATTTTTTCGGCGGCGCCCCCCCTAAAAATGTAACGGAATTTGCTACAACGCCTATTCTATCTGATGGCATGTCACAATTAACCAAAGCCTTTAAGGAATACTCGATACTCGCTAATAGCCCGATAACTGATCCTGAATTACAGTTGGCGCTTAATCAATTCTCTTTTTACGTAGAATGTTTATCTAAGGATCCTACTAGTTATAACACTTCTAATTTTGATTCTGTATGTTCCGACTTATTAAACCGCATTAACGTATTGTTAGAAAATACTAAAATCACTCATTTTATGGAAAATGCCTCCAAAGATGAAGTTATTGAAATGTTTGTCAATTCTAATAATTTACTCGAATTAGACTGGCTATTTAATAATATGTTTAAAAAGTTAGGTATTAACATTGATGACAAGGGTCGTGAAAACATGACGGCGTTAGATATCGCTTGTAGGAGCTATAATTTAGATAAAATATGGTATTTATTGTCAAAGGGCGCAAATATTAATCAAAAATTGAAGACGGCTGGTGGAAAAACAATTTTAGAAGGTGCCGCAAGTGACTACGCTGGCATGCAGCGCGCTGCTGGTAATGCGAGTCCAAAATTTGACATTGATCTTACTGAAAAGCACGGAATCAAAGAGGCTGGCATTACTTCTGCCCTTCTGACTCTTGGCGCAGACCAAACCAACACTCGTAATTTTATAAATCCTGTAGGATTTCCAATTACAAAAGAGACAATTGCGCAAAGCAAAGCACATTTAGACACTTACGCGAAACAGATGCTGTCAAAATTACAAGAGGAACAAAACCTCGCAGGTCAGGATAAAAAAGAAGAAGGACCACTAGACGGCTTCCAGAAACAAATCGACTCCGCAAATGAAGCAAGAGAGAAACAATTCGCCGAGTGGGCAACGCAAACGGAGGCCATTGTGAAGCGAGGTCAGGATATTAACGACGAAGTTATAAAACTTAAGGAACAAGGCACAAAGCTTTTGGAAGAACAAAAGGCCATACAGGATAAACTTGGACCTCAAATAGAGGCAATTAAAGCCGAGACTAAAAAGTGCGAGAACAAATTCAAACGTATGGCCGATGAATTAGAAGTACTTGTTAAAAGTATTAAAAAACGCATTAAGGACGTTGTAGCGTCTGTCAAAACGGAGGAAACTATAATTTCAACACTTGCCGCAGAAGTAAAAGAGATCGAGGGCAATGAAGTTTTAAATGCAGGAGTTATGGACGAAACAGCAGCATCTTTTGATTCTGCCGTAAATAATATTGCTGCTAGTGAGAAAGAACTCGGCGCGTCAGTTGAAAAGGAAGATCCACACGAGATGTTTGTTAGAAAATACATTGACACAAACTACGTTAAAAAAAATCTATATGAATTTATGAATGAATGTAGACGACTAGATTCTGTTCCCGAATGGAGAGCAGAAATAACAACTTTAATGGTTGGTTATCTAACAAAGTATATATCTAACCCGAACGACCCAACTAAACATGTTAACGTTATACCATCATACGGATATTTTAATTTAGTTCTGATGGGCACGCCAGGTGTGGGTAAAAGTTATTCGGCAGGAATAATTGGCAAGGCTTTAAAATGGTGTGGGTTTTTAACGATCGGTGATATGAAAGAAATAAAAAAACCAGATATTATTGGTTCATACACAGGTCAAACCGCACCTAAAGTTTATAATGAATTAACACAGGGTTTGGGAAATGTAATATTTATAGATGAAGCATATTCTATAGCAGGACCTAGGGATGAGGTTAAAAAAACATTTAATGAATTTGGCCAGGAAGCACTTGATGCTATTACAGACTATACATCTGAGCATATTGGACTTCTAGCCTTTATTGTAGCCGGATATGAATATGAAATGCAGCAACAATTTTTAAATGTAAATATTGGTCTACCTAGAAGATTCCCGACTGTTTTAGTACTTCGACGTTACGACATGAAATCATTTTGGAAAATATTAGAAACACCCATAATTAAATTTTGCCCAAAATATCAGGTACATCATCACCACCACGCGTGTTTTGAATTGTTAAATTTAATGTTTAATTTCCAATGGACGCCAAATCCGGTGTTACAAATATCCAAAAAATGGGGAAATTGGTGGCAGGGTTATAAATTAAACAACATGTCTGCGAACCTTAAAATTAACATGTCGACCAAAGCCGATAACATTATAAGTATTCCATTTTTTAAATTATCTGAATTCAATAAAAAAATATCAAATATTGAAACTACAAATATTACAAGTGAAATGATAGATGTTATGCCGTTAACAAAACTATTAAGCCGTAGAGTAAATATGGTAACCGCAACCTTTGTAAAATCAATGTTGTTATTCAAGTTTTGTAGACTAAGAAATGGCGATTTGTTTAGAAGCCAAGCAGATAACTTGACAAAATTTGGCCAAATTATGTTAGAAGATAAGATCCTTAACCCGTCTGGGTTGTTTAATATAAAATTTGATTCAAAAGAGGGCAATAGAGAGTGGATAGAATATGTTTACTTTAATTTATATTTTATAAAAAACCCAAATAAACCCGTAAACAATGTTGAGTTTTCATTCCAAACACCGTCAGAAGCCGAACCACAAACACAAGAGGTGACCGCACCACAAACACAAGAGGCGGCCGCACCACAAACACCGTCAGAAGACGCACCACAAACACCAGAGACAGCCGAACCACAAAAACAAGAGGAAGACAAGAAGGGTGGCGCAAAATCCAAACGATACACACAAAATGCTAAAAATAAGAAAAACGGTTATCAAAACAAGAGGACTCGCCGAATGCGTAAACAACGCGGCGGCGACCAAGCGTCTTATGATAAGTTATTGGAAATAATAAACAAGAATGAGGATTATTTTAATGCGCTTAAAAAAGATGACTACAAAGCAATTGCTGACCCAACTGCTCTAGTCACAAGCCCTATTACTCCGACTAACTTATTCATTAAAGGTCGGTCAGCAGAACTTACTGAGGGAGTGAAAAGTGATCTTAGTAAACTGACTTTAAGTGAACTAGATACAATTGAACATAAAATTACAACCATAATGGAAGACTGTAATGATGCGATACGTGCTGCTGATAATTCACAAAAAACTAATATATCGAAGGATTTGACAATTGCGTCGAAAAGAATAAGTGGACTATATAATTATATAAAAACTGTAATCAGGCCGAATACCGAGGCTGAAGCAAGAGCGAAGCCCAAGACTGAAGAAACAGCGATTGCAGCAGAACCGAAACCTAACGACATCCAACAAAATGCAGAACCAGAAGTGAACGGCAATGAGTTATACAAACATATTTCGGAAACTAATATTGCCCCGAGTCTTGCCGAGAAGTTAACCGGAATGTTTCTAACGCTTGATAAAAATACAATTGATCGGTTATACAAATCTGATGATTTAATGTACAATTGGATAGAGGAAGGATTGAAGGTTCTCGAGAATAATGATAAGACCGCTCAGGAATTTAAAGACGATATTATTAAGGCTAGAGAGATCATTGCTAATAAGAGGTCCAAAGCTAATGATTCCGTATCAGGGTTGGAAAGCAACATGAATGACTTAAAAGTAGGAGATGCGCCAGTTAATCAGTCCGCAGATGAAGCTACTAATGCCGAAGCAAAGATGAAAGCAGATGCCGAATCCGAAGCGAAAATAAAAGCTGACGCAGATGCCGAAGCAAAATTGAAAGCAGATGCTGAAGAAAAGGCGAAAGAAACGACTGAGACTGAAACGATGGGCACCGCCGATACAGAAGCCAAGAATGTGTTGTCTGTCTTATCAGAGAGAAAATCAGCATTGGATACTTCGCTTAAAACAACCGACAAAATAAGAGGCGAATTAAAAACCACCACTCCGGAAGAAATACTTGCCAACGAAAAAACACGACGTGGGTTTATAAAAGACGAAAAGGGCAATCTTGTACAAATTGGGACGATAACCAAAGACCTTGTTTTTAATATTAAAAATATAGATTTTGCGGATTTAGCAGATGCCAATGATATAACCGCGCAAATTGTTTATTACAAAAAAGCGGACAATGATAATAATGGCAAACCCGAGGAAAATGAAAAATTGAAGACAATTTTTGACAACTTTATGAAAAAATATGGCGAATATTTGGATGTTTATGAGGCGGGAGGTGATTTAACCCCAGAACAAACAACAAATCTGCCTATTTTTATTTACACCTATTTACTATTGGATTGTTACGCCACAGCATTTGTTCAATCGAAAAAACCATTAGGGAAATTTGATGTAGATAGTTGGTGGTTTTTCACAACGGACGATTTTAAAACAATTGCTACAGATTTGGATTTTGAAAAAATAATTAAAAGGTTTGATGAGTTAACTAGTTCTTCGCCGGCGACTGAAACAGTGACTCCTACTACAGTGACTCCTCCTGCGGCTGCTACAGTGACTCCTCCTGCGGCTGCTACAGTGACTCCTAGTGAAACTCCTCCTGTTAGTCCTAGAGAGACTCCTGCTGAGACTAATGGGGCGCAAGCGGAAGCCCTCAGTAAAAATAATGAATAATCAATACTTATTAAATAAAATATTATTAAATAAGCATTTATCGAGTTTCGCATAACTCGGCAAGCTTTGTCAAATTTTGAATATACTTTAAAACCTTTGCCTGGTTATCAGGACTCATATTGCGAATCGGGTCGCGTAAACGATTAATCGACTCCATAATTTTATCTGGATTTTGAGAAACAGACAAGTCTGCAGAATAATCCTTATTCATAAAGAAATCCAAATCTCCGGCCTCAATTTCTGCCTTATATTTACCCACAATAAATGTATTCCAAATTTTAACAATCATTTTGGGGTTTGCCTTACGAATTGTAATTAACGAGTTCTTGGCAGATAAAATGTCGGCATCTTCAGGAAATACTGCGTGTATGTCATTTACAAACTCCAAGAAATGGTCGTTAAAGGCAGTAAGAATGTTATTCATTTAAATTAATTTATATTTATATTTTTAAATTAATTTCATTATATATTAATAACCCGTAAATTAGACAATCCCATAAATTAAACCCTCCATAAATTAATAACTCAATGGCGGTTTATTTCCGGTGAGTTTTTTGAGATCAGAATCGCGCTCCTCCTTCATTTTTCTAATCCTATCTTCCATCACCTGATTCGATGCGTCCTCTCCTATTTTTGCTGCGCCTCTAATAGTTGTATTCGTTTCCTCGGAACCAGAATACTCGGATATTTGCCCACTGAATGCCGTGTTCAAATCCACGTAATTATGCATTTGTCGCATACCCCCGTTCCCCTTTGCCTCCAATTCCTCCGGTGCCTGATCTAAAAAACTGTATTGGTCAGACACGATATTACTAAACCCGCCTCCAAATGAGAATGCCGTTGGCTCCATATTGTTTTGTGTTGCCTTTCTCACCTCTACCTCCTGGCGTGGCTTCAAATGTTCTAGAATTTGCTCGCCATACAATACCTGATAACCCTTCGTCAATAACAACAGCGCTGGGACACGATTCACATTTTCAGGCAAGATGATTTTTTGCCCGTTTTCTAGAATAATATATGTCTTATTATTTTCATCCTTTACTCTCTTATCAATACAAATAAAATGAATGTCAGTTTGTGATTGTGACTTTGATAAGATCTGAATATATTTCTTAGATACCTCGCAATATTTACTATGATATAAAATGCAACTCATCTTAACCTATACTTAGTTTATTCCAACTAATATTTAACTCATTTTAAAAAAAATTGATTTTATTTTTCAATTTAAATATAAAGTAATATTAGATATAATGGACCCTCAAATAGAGCTTCGTGACGTTGTTGATGCGTTTGGTTTCACCCTTAGTGGTGTAAATGTAAGTTTGGCAAACGCTGTTAGGCGAACGATCTTATCTGATGTGCCGTTGGTCGTTTTTAGAACATCACCCCACGAGAAAAATAAGTGTAATATTATTACAAATACGAGTCGCCTAAATAATGAGATTATTAAACAGCGCCTGAGTTGTATTCCTATCTGTATCAAGGATACCGAGTCGTTCCCATTAAAAAATTATATCATGGAAGTAAATGTGGAAAACAACACAGATACAATTATGTTTGTCACATCTGAAAATTTTACCATCAAGGATTTAGTTACAGGGAAATTATTGCCACAGGATAAGGTCAGAGAAATCTTCCCCCCGAATGATATGACCGGATATTATATCGATTTTGTCAGATTGCGCCCTAAAATTTCAGAGGAATTACACGGTGAAAAGATTCATCTTACGTGCGAATTCGACATTGGTGCTGCCAGCGAAGATGGAATGTTTAATGTAGTATCTACGTGTGCGTATGGGTTCACGGCTGATACTGCCGCACAGGATGCCGAGTTGGCTAGAAAACATCAAACATGGAAGGATGAGGGCAAGTCCGCAAAAGAGATCAAGTTCGAATCTGATAACTGGAAATTACTAGATGCCAAGCGCATTTTCAAGCCAAATAGCTATGATTTTGAAATTCAAACTGTGGGGATTTATACAAATAATGAACTTGTTGATATGGCGTGTAGGATTCTAATTGACAAGTTGAATGGTCTTGTAAAAATTATTGAAAGTGATGAATTGACCATCAAGAAATCAGAAAATACTATGGCAAACAGTTTTGATATTATTCTAGAAAATGAGGATTATACAATCGGTAAAGTATTGGAATATTTATTGTATACAAAATTCTATGAGACCAATACGCTTACATTTTGCGGGTTTAAAAAGATGCACCCGCACGACACGGACAGCATTATTCGTGTAGCATATACTGAACCAGTTGAAAAATCGAGTGTTAAGGGTCATTTGAGAGAGTGTATCGACGATGCCATTCAAATATATACAAAAATGAAGAAGGATTTCTTGCGGTTTGTCAAGGACTAAAATCGCAAAATACTACAACCGTGTAGGGAAAATGAGAAAATTATACTTTTAAAAATCCCTACACATGTAGAAAGAAACATGTTGTTTTGGGGAAAGTATTTTGGAAAAGTCAATTTTGGACATTTTTTTTGTCCATTTTTGAAAACCTAAAATACTTTACTCGAAATAACATGTTTTCACTGCATAATTGAAATTTATGGTCTGGTCACAAAAAAAATAATTTTCAATTTGTTACGATAAAATTTTTATATATTTAATTAAAAAGGGTTTAGGCGTTTTTTTTATTCTATTATATTAGAACAATTAGAATGGATTTTACGCCAAAAAACGCCGACGATTTGAACTGTATTGTTTGTGACTTTACGTGCTGTAAAAAAAGCGATTGGGATAGACACATCTCTACTAGAAAACATAAAAATAGAACAAATGTGAACACAATTCACTCAACGCACTCCGAACAATTATTCGTATGCGAATGTGGTAGAAAATATTCTGCTCGAAATAGTTTATGGTATCATAAACAGAAATGCAAAATAGAAAACATAACACCGGGGCTTGAAGAAGAAACTGTTATTAAACCTAAGGGTGATCATTGTGATAATGATCTAATTATGATGTTAATTAATGATAATAAGGACCTTCGCAATTTATTAGTAGAACAATGTAAGGAAAATACTGAATATAAGAATTTTATGATGGAGCAACAAACAATGATGATAAAAGTATTAGAAAATGGAACTCACAATACTACACATACAAACTCACATAACAAGGCATTTAATCTTAATTTTTTCTTAAACGAAACGTGTAAAGATGCAATGAATATTACAGAATTTGTTGAGTCAATTAAGCTGCAATTGACCGACCTAGAGAGAGTAGGAGAACTTGGATATGTAGAAGGAATTTCTAATATTATTGTAAAGAACCTGAAAGACCTTGATGTGACTCAAAGACCGGTTCATTGTACCGACAAGAAGAGAGAAACAATGTACATTAAAGATGAAGATAAATGGGAAAAGGACGATGAGCAAAAGAAAATGCATAAAATGGTAAGAAAGGTCGCAGATAAAAATGCGAGAATGGTTCCCAAATTCAAAGAAGCTCACCCAGATTGTGGCAAAAGTGCTTCTCGCTACTCTGACCAATATAATAAGATTATTATGGAAGCTATGGGTGGAAGGGGCGACGATGACTTTGAAAAAGAGGAGAAGATAATCAAGCGTGTTTCAAAAGAGGTAATTGTGGAAAAATAAAAGAAAACAGCTATTTATTTCTTGTTGTAATCAAACAAGGGATAAATTTATAAATACAATTAGATATTTAAAATAGGATAAATTTATAGATACGATAAGAAATTACATGGGGGAACTTTCTTCGTCACTTACATCCTCAGCCGCTGAAACGATATCCTTATTTCTTTTTCTCATTTGAAAGTTCAAACAATACATCAAAAGAGACGGGTGCAAGTTGTTAACATACTCAATTACTACACCGTTCGTAACAACCAGTTTTTGATCACGAAGCTCAGTTAAATACTTGTTGTGAATATTATACATATGTGTTCTATATTGGTCAGAGAATTCCTTCAAAGGCTTCTCCTTCTTAATGTAACACGAAATATAATTACTAAATATTGTGTTTGTAAATAGATGAACTTGATCTCTAAACTTGGAAAATTCAGACTTGTTCTCAGGATAAAATTTCAAGAATTCTCCGACCCGACCCTCCTTTCGCAATGACAAGTACTGATATTGTAGCTTTGGTTGGTTCCCTCTCAGACTTCTTACTTGCTCATAAACCGGGTTTCGAATTTTAGCTCTTTCTCCACTAGCATTATTATACAGCATTACGCCGACAATATCATATGACGTATTCATCGACCCATATTTTTCAATTAGATCCGCATATTTATCAAACGAATAAACTTGAGGAAATTTTACGGTGGTGTCCAGTGCGTAAAAGGTGTCCTTATAGTCGTGTGAGTTGTATACGTTTACGTGAACATTATCAGGATCGTTATGGATAGAATAAACCGCAACTAGATACAACTGTGGTCTTTTAAACGGGACGACAATTCTATTCTCGGGGTGTTGAAGCACAAAGCTATAACAGAGGTGCTTCTCCAAGTTATCAAGAACTAGTCGTGTTTCCTTTGCGGCCTCTAAAAACATATCTCGAAACGACTTTGTTTTAGAACCCTTATAAAAACTAGACGTGGCGCCAACTGTGTTACGTGTTGCGATCTCCCAACCGCCAGTCACACCAATTGAATCATCCCAGAACACATTTATCATTGTTCCTTCAACAAACTCCTCCGCGACAATATTGGATAGACTTTCAGAATGACGCTTAATAAAATCGTCGCATTGAATAGATTTAGGAGGAGCGAACCCGACGACCTTGTTATTACAATTGACAATTACCGAACGACAAAGCCCATATGTAGGAATTAGATCGTAACTTAAAAATGGCTTATCGTATCTGATAACTTTATAAACGGATTTATTCGCAGTCCTACATTCTACCTTGTTTAATTTTAGTATACCTGCCGTATTAGAGTCATTTTTAACAAGATCATCGAACCCTTGTATGTTAGTCAATGTGTATGTAACAGATGTTGTCATTTCCAGTAGATATAATTGTGCGAATGTCTTTAAACTATATTTTTCAATGATTTTAACTTAAGCATAAAAATTTCTATTATAAATATAGAAACAAATGTCATCAGATACGGAAAAAGAAAAAGAAAAACAACCAGAAATTACTCCTGATCAAAATGATACGGTGTTAGAGCTCCAACTCGGAGATGTTATTCAAATAAGTAGTCCGCTAAATGAGGTATTAAATGGTCAGACCTATATTATAGATTATATTGATAAATCAAAAGCTTATTTAATCAATACGGCCACGATGGAAAAACTCCGATTACCGATCTCTCCAGAGGGAGTATTTGGAGACGGAAATATAACACGCATTGCGATCTTAAGCAGAAGTGATTCGGCAAGCTACGCAGAACAAAATGGGTTGGTAACCGGTAAATGGGTCAATATTTATTTTGGTGGCGAGATGCCAATCATTATAACAGGTGAAATTACTAATTTAGAAAATGACATGATTGAAATCAAAACGGTAGATGACGACGTAATTTATTTGAATTTTGATTATAAGGGTATTCCTGAGAGTTTACCAATTGAGATGATTGAAATTCGCGAAAAGCCGTCTGAACCCTTGGCAGCGCAACAACAAGAACCTTTAGAGGATTTGTCTGAAATAAATGAGGAACAAGAAGAAACAAAGGTTGCTGATCCAGAAAAAATTCGCCTTACTGTTCCGGTGAAAGAGATCAAGGATCAGTTAAGGGAGTTTATAGTGAAGGCAGACAATGTTAAATTTGGGGATGAAGAGTTTGGCGCGATTGTTCAATATATCGACGTGGCAACAAAAAGCCAGAGATATAGTATTGAAACACAAGTTAGCGATCTACTCGATGAACTTCTCTCTACTATTCCAAACGCACAAAGAACTCCGCGTGTGTTGAATAATATTCACATAATGATCGAGCGTTTTAAGCAGCTACGCGAGCATTTCTCGTTGTTTGATCAGTATGGTAATGTTGACGGCATTTTGGTAAAAGAGGCGTCATACAAGCCCTTAACGGTATACTTCAAACAATTACAAAGCACTTTGTATTGGATTTTACCCGTTGTCAAAAACGTTAAAAAGGTATATAATGTGGAGCATATTGACGAGGAAAATACCGATCTAGTGAATATTGATTTAACAAGCGACTTGAAAAATATCCAGGAGCTAGTCAATAATTACAAGGCAAATGACGTCCCGTCTGATCAAAATAGATATGCCGAATTGTATTCAGATATGAACCCGTATTTAACGCCTTATGAATTAATTTCCGACGAAGTTGGCGGTATTATTGATGAGAAATATGCGCAAACAAACATTAATACAATTATTGACAACTTGGAAGAAATGTATTCGTCTATTTATAGCAGTAATGTGGTAAGAAATCGACGATTCGTAATTCAAAAATACACTACGGCTCTAACCAAATTGAACACAGTTGACTCGACAAGCGCGAGACTATATACGGTAAGAACAAATATGACGAAAAACGACACAATGTCCATAAAATCATTCATCACACTACCTGAACCAGTAATCCGCTTTTCAAAAATCAATCTTCCAGGAACTAGCATATTAGACAAGGCCAATCTAAACTTGTCATTCTTAAATTATTGGCAGTTATTGAAAAAGAAAACCAACGTCCACACGACCTTTATTGATAACGTTAATTCTGAGTTCGAGTTTAATGAGCAGAATTTCGCAAACAATATCAAAAACTTTGCCATGAATTTAAGTGATCAGGATATCGGTCGTATGACACGTAAAGAAATATATGATAGTTTCGTGAAGGCGATTGTTCCCAAGACAAAGATGTTGTTTAATTTGATGAAAAAATATATTACAGGCAAGCTATCTATTATAGATGTCGTGTCATATTTGGAGCCATTTTTAGTCTATACAGATGATCTAACATATATGCAATACAAGGAGATTACAGATTTTATAGATGAAAAAATTTCAGACTACAATAAAAAATTTATCGACCGTTCGAGAATCTTTAAAAGGATTTATCATCTACGATTTAACGTGAATATTATTAAGCAACGAGCCTTCAGCGTAGTAGATATTTTAAAGAAAATGCGCTATGAGATAATTACGGAGGGGTATGACATGGCTGACCCAGAGAAAACATTTACAAATTCGGAGATTCTTCGCAAAATAACATTGAAGGATTATACCAAATTATACACAACGGCATTGTCCGTTCAAAATTTCCCTTTGTTATTCCCAACTGAATTCTCTACTCTATTTGAGGAGGAAAAAAATAAGCTGGATGATAAACTTAAAAAGGAAAAGGGTGAAGATAAGTGTAAAACAGTCACAATTGCGAAGTACTATTCTTCGATGGAGGAACTAAACAGCGACAACGAAAAATCGCCCATTTACTTTGATAAAAAATACGACAAGACAAATTATGGAATGCTGGAGGAAAATTACGGTAAGGATGTTATGATAATGTCGTCGGAAGAACTAAGGGCTCATATTGCCAAAGATTTAATGATAAAGAAGAAGATGAGTGAATACGATGCCGAATATCTCGCAACGACTATTGTGGATGGTCATAAAAAAGTAATTGACGGCCAGTTTGCGATATTGTACAAGGGATATAAGGAGGACGTCGCAGAGGAAGTAGACTTTTATGTTCGTAAAGGTAATAAATGGGAGTTGGATGCGGATGTTAGTAAGGAAGACATAAACACAGATGAGTCGTCGATATTGTGCGATATGCAAGAGAAGTGTATAACCGCACCCGGAACAATTGACGATAAATGTGAAAGCACGAAAGAAAACGAACTGGGGCTACAAACAAAGCTTCTTAAAGACGTTATAAGTGAATTTGATAGCAAGTATAAATTATCAAAACAGGAATTACAGGCCAAAGTATCAAGTAGGCTAGAATATTTACAAAATATTATTCACGTGGTAACCAAACTAGAGGCAAATGAGATGTTTAAATATAACAACCAGAAGTATAAAATGGGAACCAGTGTGGACGATAAACAAATCGGTCAAATATCGCCATATCAACCCATATTAAATATTATATTACGAGAGGGCGATTTTGTTAAAAAACAGCGTGATATCATTCGATTTACAAATACCTTTACAAGAACATTTATACCTGGAATGGGGCCATTAAATCAATTAGAATCCCAACACTGGCTATACTGCTTAAAAACCGGCATTCCATTATTGCCCACATTTAAATACGAATTGGCGGAGGTTTTTGTTGTTGGTGGAGAATATGAGTATGTTCAAAAGATCGAACTTATAAAGTCGACAATCGGAACAGAAAGTGATGACGGTGATTGGTGGGTTGATAAACATAGCGGTTGGACTATTTGCCCTGTTGAATTTAGTATGGAAGAAGGTTACGAAGAAGGGTTTCGTGTTTCAACTAGAGCCGTTATGGAAACAGACGCGGGTAACAAAATTCAGTCGGCGCTCTCCGAACAAGGTATTAAATATACTACACCTGATACTATTATGATAAATAACACAATAAATACCCTTTCTATTGCTATGGGTATAAATATTACAACACAGAAAGAGTTCATTATGAACTGTGTTTTATCCGCGATTCGTGATACAGTTGAATCAGAAGATGACTATAAACAGAAAGTAAGAGAGATGGCTGAAAAGGGGCGAAAAATGATGGCATACAAGGATTTTTATAACACGGCGATTTTATATTACACTCTTGGAATGTTTTTAATTGGTATCCAAACGTCGATCCCTTCAATAAGAACTCGCAAAACCCACCCGGGATGTGTCAGATCCTTTACAGGATATCCGTTTGAAGGGGCTGGCGATTTGAGTAGTGTAACATACATTGGGTGTGTCGCATATGATATCAGAGAGTCTGGCGAGCCGTGGAATGTGTTAAAGGGGAAACGACAAGAGAATATAATTACTAAAATCAAGGGCTCAATCGATGATGTCTTGTTAGCATTACCTGATGTAAGAAGGAAGTTTGATGAAAAAACGGAGTATTTGTTAACGAGCCCTGCGACTGAAATCCCCGAAGAACACGATATATCAAAATGGCAGCAATTTTTGCCGCCGCTTGTCGCTTTCAAAATAAAACATCTATTGAATATTTCGCCTGAATTCAAGAAGGGTCTGTTGTCTGATTTGCGAACAGGGGCTGGTGATCAGAGAAATAAGATTTGTGTTATTGAATCAAAGATTATACAATTCTCTCTATCTGTTGTAGAAAGGATACAAGAGGTGGTTAAGAAACACAGATTGCTTCTTCATACTTCCGGAAACGAGCCCTATCTAGAAAACGCGTGCTGTGAAAGTGGCGAAAATGAAACGACAATTGGATACTTCACCGAAAAAGATCCGCGAATCATTGAATACAATGACATTGTTAAGCAGTTGACGAATATGCGCGAGGATATTGTAAGCTATGCCACGGGCGGGTTGTTTTATAGTAATATTAATACAAAGAATAAATACCCCGCAATTACTGACGAATTTAGTGAAAAAACAATCTATTTGGCATTTATTCGATTCTGTAAATTTAAATCTCTCGCACCTATTCCAGAGGATCTACTTCCGTTCTGCACAGATAAACCTGATAGTGCGCTTATTAATCCAAACGATTCTGTTGACCAAATGATTCAAAAGTTAAAAGACAACGGCAGAAATTATAGCAACGAACATTTCTTACGAATGATTCAAATTGTCAGTCAGCACAATAGAATAAATATAGATATAGAACCAACAGAGGTATCTTCTATTACAAAGCTTACACGGGTGTTGGAAGCAATTGACGCAGAAAATGACGAAGTCGTTGAAAAATCCTTACGCGATTTGATAAGTAGATCGCTCGATTCATTTGATATTGCTACAGAAAACTACACAAAGGAGGTAAAGGATTTGAATAATTTTTTGATTAAAAATATTGATGCTATGAAGGCGGAAATCAAGGAGTTTGTTCAAAAAAATACTGGCACGGTAATAACAAACAGTTCAGTAAGAAAGATGACAGATACTATTTCGAACTTATCGGCTTGGTCCGCAGATTCATCAACTCGTAATGAGAATATCAAAATTTCAGATGATAAGCTATATAATATTACGAATTTTTACAAGAATTTTGTAAATAGCTTTGTGAATGTATTTCCAAATATAATTTTGAACAAGGTGCATTATGATGAAACGCATATTCCAAATTATCATGGGTTTTCAAAAAATCACGCGAATAAATTGAAGAAATACGTCGCGGAGTATTATGAAAAACTCAAGACCTTTTACGATATTCCTACGCTACAAAATGTTCTAACGACAATACAGAAAACAAGCAAGAATTTAGTTATGCTTGCGGATTATACACCTAGCTTTACTAGTATTCGTATTAGCGGCGACAAGACGATAAAGCCTGTGCTAGACGAGCGTACTGGGCGATTTTTATTCGAATATTACTTACTTCGCGTTTTACTTAATTACATAGATTTAACGGACGAAGATGATATGATCGTCACAGAAATCCGTAAGGAAACAAGGGTGGCTGATGTGTTTACTACTGAATACTTGGAAGATGTTGAAACAAGAATCGATTTATCAATGACCACAAGAGACAAAACAGATACAAGATTGCTGACGGGTAACAAGAAGGAACTTAGACAAAAGACGGCTGAGTTGTTAATTGCCTTTATTGATATCTTGAATAATGAAAAAAATACGATTGATACATCTTACGAGGATATCCAAGATAGAGTCTTCAAATTAAGAGAAAGAGAGAAGGATTTAGTAACGGATAGGCTGAAAAGGATGACAGACGAGGAAAGAGACGCAGACACGATCCTTAAAATCAACAAGCTCGGAATGTATAGTAAAGGCATGCAAAAGGGATTAACAACCTTAGACAAGAATTTTTACGATGAAGAGCAAGAATTTAGAGATACAATGACGAGGGCAGAGAGAGACATTCGAAAGCGAGATGCGACCGCAACGGATGAAAACATTGATATTCTATTGGATGAGTTTATGGAACAACGCCTGGTTGACAATGAAATTGACGCAGAGGCAAATGATATGGAATTTATGAATGAAACATATTATGACGGCAATACGGATGGTGTGGGGGCGCCAGAAGAAGAATACGATGATTATCAGGAAGATATGTAATCTATAAATAAAATGTAAAAATGTAAAAATGTAAAAAAGACAAATAAATAATAACAAATTTAGACGAATATAATTATAAAAAAATTGTTTGTAATTATATATATAAGAATGTATAAAGGCTATATTAGAGAAAATATTACAGTGGCGGCGGTTGTGTTATTTATTATTATTTTCGGAACAATTCAAATGATGAAACCAACGTGTTTTTATAACAAGGACGGGAGTATTCGTGAATTTGGAGTTGGGTATAAAAATAAAACGATTTTGCCAATCTGGCTGTTATCACTAGTTTTAGGAATTATGTGTTATCTAGCCGTTATGTATTATGTATCAAAATTATAGAAACGCACCGATTAGTAAAATTTAGCATCATACTCATCATATTTATCTATTTCGGAGGCCTTTCCGTAAATTTCGGCGACTTTTTGTTGCTTAATGGCAAACTCTAAGACCTTCTTAGCGTGTGCTTTTTGTTTTAGTTCGTGTTCAAGGCGATAGTTACTTTTCTTCGCACTTTTAGCGGTGATTTCAGAAGATGTGGGGCTTTTAACCGGCGTAATTGTAGTGGAAGGAATTGTAGTGGGAGTAATTATAATAGGCATTTTAACTGGCTGCGTAGTTGAGGCCTCTTCAAATAATTCGTGAACCAAGATCTGGTCTGATTCTTCAACTAATTTACGTTCTTCCAGTTTTCGCTCTTCCATTTGTTTTACAAGTTCTGCATCAGGAACCGTTAAAATTGTGTTTGTAAATCCACTCAAATTTACATGCTCCCAATCCTCCCAATCGTCAACTTCTAAAATCATATAATATATATATTATATCATTTATTAGGCTCTAAATTCTTTTGCATCTAGAATAACTTATGTGGTGATGGTGTAACTAGTGCTGGTAGCTAGATTGTTTTGCTTCTTTGCCGCTGCTTCAGATTCCAAGAATTTCTGATGGTTTTGCTGCATCGTTTTAGGATTCGAAACACATCCGCGAGTTGTTATCTTAAGCTGAACAAGAGCTGTCAACAAAAGTCCGGTGTATGTATACCACATAGATTCGCCCACATTATCTTTAGTAACCACCAATCTAAATAAATCCTCCTTCAATTTTGCTGTGATACCTTTTGCGTCGTCTTGATACTCAGGCTTCTTCAATGGATTTAAAATTGTCCAATAAGATTCAAAATTGGACGGGAATATTTGGTTTATTAATACGGAGGTATTTCCACATATTTTAATTATTGCGTCGGCGGCACTCTGCATGGCGTCTTTTTGTGTCTGAGTGGCCTGAGAATCAGCATTTATTTTCTTTTGAATATTCGGATCAACTAATAATTCGGTTAAAACAGTGTTTGCCTCACCAGAAATCCAATAATATCCCACTACATCTGAAAAAGCGGTTTTAAATCCTGGGTAAACCGTTAAAATTACAACCAATACACCAAATATTAATGTCCAAGGCAAGAATGTAAAAATACCTGCCGCCCCCATATTTTCAGATATATTTCCACCACATGTTGAAGAAATGATAGATGAATTTACTATAAATTGAATAACCATTACTAACAATAAATAAATAGCTAAATACATGTGACTGCTGCTAGCATATTCTTTTTTCTGTTCCGGATCGTTTAATATCGCAAGCGTAAGACTTGGTTTTAAAAAATAATAATACAATAATGTTGTCAGTAAAAAAGTTACAATATTTAAATAAGAATTAGCCATATAGATAATATGTATAAATTAATTTATTATTTTAACTACAATTATTATGGATTTTGAAGACCTTGCTAAACCATCGCTAACTGAACCGGGAGTAAAATATTTTTTACATCAAACACTTAAACAGTGCCACATTGCTAGAGATAAATTTAATAACATGGTCTTTAATATTGGGCTGTTCATCGGTTTCCTGCTTATTTTAGGATTAATTCTACTTTACAAATATAAAGGTAAATTATCGCCGGTCGAACTACAGAGAAAAAACAAGGAAAAACAACAATATATTTTATCGAAAATTCAGAATTTTCAGCATGCTAAAAGGGCCGCACAACAAGAACTCATAACCGGACTACCTGCGTGGGAAAGTGAGCACGACATGATACATTCTAAATCAACTTATTAGAAACAAACAAATTTAGAATGCGCGTGCTCTAAAAAATTATAAGATATAATATATATTAATGGAGGCGTCTGCGAAAACAATACACGATGTTAAAGAAACGTTAAATGAATACTTTAAACTCAAACTACAATATGAAACACAGATTATGGCAAATAAAAAGAAGATAATGAACAACACGACGTTAAGCAACAGAGAGAAACGATCAGAGTTTCTTAAACTTAAGCCCAAATGTATTAATTGTAAACGACCGGGTGGGACTAGATTTAAAACCACGTATTTTAAAGAAACGGACAAGGAAGAATCATATAGACAGTATAAAGCAACTTGCGGCATAATTGCGGACCCGTGTAATTTAGATATAACGGTTCAAATTGGCAAGGTAGATTTACTACCAAATCTGTTAAATAATATACAAGATGAAATCAAGGAGCGCAAAAACACTGTAATAAACGATAAGAATAAATTGTTATTTGGATGTATTACGACTGAAGATGCGTTGTCCAGATTCGACTCATTAAAAGACGATATATCCTTTTACACATCCTTTTATGAGCTATACCTTGAAACTTACAGCGCCATTGTCGACAGCGATGATATTAAAACCGAATTGAACAGCGCCCTTTCTGATTATTACATCCAGATAGATAAAATAAAGGATTGTATTAAGAAAATGAATGAAACTGGTAACGTTCAATATGCTCACGATGCGGTTGTTATACAAACTACGATATTAACACCGCTTATGGACAAACTAAGAGGGTTAAAGTATAACGAGACAACTGTATTTCGAAATGAGGATACGAATACGTGTAACTTGATTCAAACCATATACAGTATTCAAAAACTGTCTTATTCTAGTTTCACCGACAAGGTTGTGTCATATAATGTTGGAACCGAGGTTATCTTCAAGAAAAAAACCGCTCCTATTGCGAGCGAATCAGAAGAAGAAAATACGCTGGAGGAAGAACCAAATATGATTAAAAAGCCGTCCACCCGTGAGGAACCTATTTATACGCAAGGACCCGGAGGCGACGAAGTAACGTGGAAGAGTCAAGACTACAAGGATTTATGGGGACGTTTACCTACAAAACTCAAGGGGGCATTAATTACGGATAAACAATGGTTGTCCGACTTTATGTTCAGCTGCACGACGGCACGCGCAAAGAAAGAGCCGTGTGTAATGACTATACCTTCAAACTTAAAAATGCCACCAACGGTACTCCCCAACGGAGAATATGATTTTGGTGTCAAAATATACAACGATGTATTTAAGCAACAACCCAAGGCCATTCAAGCCACTTACCTAACGTTTTCAAGTGAGAAAAATGGTGTTAAAAACTATAATATGTTTATTAATGCTATGAACGATCTTGTTGTTAAGGAAACAGGGTTTGGTAGAGGATATTTGTAAGTTGAATTTTGCGACAGAATTTTGTAATTGAATTTTGTATCTGAATATAGTATAGCATGTTGTTACACTATATTTCCATACCGGTCTTTATTATTAGTTTTGCTGTTGGCCTTTTTTTTGTTTATATTTTGGGACCAGAAATGAAGACAATTTATATTTACCCTAGCCCGGAAACTGTAGGAAAGGTCATTGTTAAGGATAAGGCCGACAACTGTTTTTATTATGAGGAACAGACTGTAGAGTGTCCGACAGACGAATCGCTAATATCTAGCATCCCAATACAGGCTCAATAAAATACGACCAATTGAAGTTTTAGTTTTAGTTTTAGTAAAAAGCCCACTTTACATAATTTATATGTTTTGAAAAAAGAATTTAACACGGTAATATAACAATAGAAATGCATCTAGGTAAATTTGTTCATACCGAAACTGGTAAAGTTATAATGTCTATTTTATTAGGTTTTGGACTCGCCTCTTTATTTAGAACCATTTGTAAAAATAAAGACTGTCTCATTTTTCACGCTCCTCATTTAGAAGAAATTAAGGATAAAATATATAAAAACGGCGATAAGTGTGTAAAATATTCATATGTAGCAACAAAATGCGACTCATCTTCGAAAATAATCGATTTCGAGTAAGGTTTGCGTAATTATTATAATCAATCATTCTTTATACTAATTATGAGCGATTCGACAAGTATCTTAGACTTACCAACAGATCCGGTGGGAGGGGGAAATGTTAGCAATAATATTTCAATGGTTGCGACGGAAAATGTAATGGTTTCACAAAAACAACCCGCAAATGGCACATTAGACGAGGCGACTATTAGCCAAATAGTTAGCGGACTTCAAAACGCAAGCCGCACTGGTGCGACTCAATTACCATCACGAGATATTTCCATGTCTACCATCGGCATCAGTAATGACCCGCACGTCCAGCCAAATTATGTCCCACCCCCACAAGATAATACCGATTATATTAGAAACTATGAGCAAACGTCGGACATGATAGATGACTACAATAAAAATACACGTGATAACAATTCATTAGACGATATGTATAATGAAATACAAGTGCCGTTATTACTTGCCGTAATGTACTTTTTATTTCAGTTGCCATTTTTTAGGAAAATGTTATTTGGGTATTTTCCCATCTTGTTTTCGACTGACGGAAATATGAACATCAACGGATTTCTATTCACAAGCGCGCTTTTTGGCCTGTTATATTACTTGATCAATAAAACCACGAATCGCTTTGGCGTTTTTTAGCAGAGACAAATGTGTATAAAAACCCACTTAAAAATAAGCAGATATACTCATATACCATAAACAAATATGAATTTAATTAATATATTGGCGTCTACATACGAAAACATAAGTAGAATAACTCTGTATAATAGTTTTAAAACGGGTAATCCAACATACGACGCTGTTATATCAACTATTGTAATTGGCATATATGGCTATATATTAAATTATGTAGCCAGATATGACGTTATGGACATTTTATCAAATGTCAACTTTGAAACCTTCAAAAGTTGTCTTTTTCAGAAAAATTGTGTTGTTATTGAAGGGAAAAAATGTTCCACCACGTGCTCATACAATTTGACACCAAATATTTCTGCCATATATAGCACAAGGTTCAAGGCGATTTCCAACCATATTATTTCTAATATTGATAAATTCGCCCCTATTTACCAGATTAAAGAAACATATAGCACCTATCAGACAACGTCTAATGAGGAAGAGAGAAGAAAAACCCACGAGATATTCATGGTTGATCAAAGAAAATCGTTTAAATTAGAGGACAATATTTATGCGCGCGTAGAAACGGAACAAGAAGCATCCGGTGACGAGAGGGACAAATCAAATACAAAAACCGTAAAAATGACATTTGAGATATATTCATACGTACATTCAATTAGTTTTCTAAAAACATATGTTGATAAGATTACCGAAAAATACGTCTCGTCTGTTCGAGAAATTCGAAGCAATAAACGGTTTATATATAATTTAGACAGTGTAACCCAAAAACAAGAAGAAGGATTAACAAGTTGTTGGAGAGAAGATGTGTTTGAAAGTGCGCGGACATTTCAAAATATGTTTTTCGATGGAAAGCAGCAACTCGTGGCACATATTGACCATTTTTTAAACAATCGAGAATGGTATTATGAAAAGGGAATACCATACTCGTTGGGGATTGGGCTGCACGGTCCGCCTGGGACTGGCAAAACCTCATTTATCAAGGCACTCGCAAAATATACTGATCGCCACCTTGTCGTTATTCCGCTTAAAATTATAAAAACCAAAAAACAACTAGAAGGTTTCTTTTTTGAAAACACGTATTCTAGTTACAATGAAAAGGGTTCCGTGCCATTCAACAAGAAAATTATAGTCTTTGAAGATATTGATTGTATAGGTGACGTTGTATTAGAACGAGGTAGCAAAAACAAAACGCGCGCAAAAGCGAAGGATACATCGGAAAATATTGTAATAGGCGACATCGCCAAGCGTGAGCTTAATTCATCTGAAGTAACAACCGTACAACTAGTCGCTCCGGTTACAGAGCCACCAATCACACTCGACGATATTCTTAATTTATGGGATGGAATCAGAGAGACTCCTGGTAGAATATTGATAATTTCCTCGAACCACTATCGTAAGCTCGACGCAGCATTGACTCGTCCCGGAAGAATCGATATAACACACGAATTAAAAAACGCAAGTCATTCAACCATATCTGAAATGTATCAGAATCTATTCAATAGCCCTATCCATAAAGGTAACCTGAAGAAGATCCGTGAGTATTTATATTCACCGGCTGAAATAATAAATATTTACGTTCAAAATAGAAACGAACACGATTTTATGAAGCGATTAATGCAAAATAAAAAAAGCGCGTAAATCTAGATAGATAGGCCTAGATAAACTCTGCCTTGTTATAATGGGCTCGCATGCTTTTTATATGTAATTCTACATTATTTACATCCTTTACACACGCCAGCGGAGGAGATATTAACGCTCTACTGGTACTATTTGTTAATAGAAGATTAGATGCCGACAAATGTTCGGCCTCGTTTTTTGCTATAGCACCAATATAGGTGTTATAATATTTATCGAGTATACATTTTGCGTGTTTTCGTGATAAAATATACATTTGCGTCCCGATTAGAGCATCTGGATAATTATGATACATATATTTTGACCTCCCATTCGTCTCACGTTTAAGTGAGAATCCGTGTTTCGCAACACATTCGTCCACTAGAAAAGGCGTAAGATAACCCAATAACAATATATCCAAATTTAACAAGTTGAAATCGCATAATATTTTCGGTAACATCGACTTTATATCAGTGTGAATATAAATGTCATTTTCGCAAAAAACACTATAAGCACACGTTGTTTTATAATAAAAATCATATATCATACGTAGATGATCACCCCCACTAAATGTGTCATAAATATTTTGTTGTATATTAGTAACATAATCAGCGGCATAGTAATTACAGTTGACGCCAAGACGCGTAAATCGTTCTTTCATGCTATTTGTCTGTTTCATTGTATTCGGGTATAAACAAAAAAACTGACAATTATACAGTTCCGACATATAATATAGCTGCTATATTACATATACTTATTTTATTTACATCAAAATATTTCATTATGCTATTATCCAATTTATAATAAATTTCGTTTTATTATAAAATAGTAAATACCGTCATATACTAGTTTGAATGATTCAAGATTTCGTTATAAAATTAATAGATAATTTGCCCACCGAGATAACAAAAACGAAGGAACCAATCGTAATAGACCTGATCTTGGATGGCGGCGCATTTAATGGTAGTTATTTAGTTGGCGCACTATACTTTTTAAAGGAAATGGAAAGGCGTAAATATATTAGAATAGATCGCATATCCGGATGCAGTGTCGGAGCAATTGTGGGATTCTTATATTATATTGATGGATTACACCTTATGACAGAATTATATGAAATACTTGCGGCTGACTTTAGAAAATCATACAAGCTACAACTTGTTAAACAGCTTAAGCGGCATTTAGGCGGCAGTATTCCGGCGGATATTTGTCAAAAAATAAACGGCAAATTATTTATTACGTATCATAACATCAAAAGAGGCACAAAGCCGGTAAAGTGTAAATATGCAGACATTGACGATATTTTAAATACAATAATAAAGTCGTCCTATATTCCATTTTTAATAGACGGTAATGTGCTATACAAAAATAAATATATAGACGGAATGAACCCATATATTTTCGCAAATGAGCCAAATAAGAAAATTCTTTACATGGACCTCTTTGGTTATGACAAGATAAGCAATCTTATCAACGTGAAAAACGAAAAATCGAATTATCACCGTGTTCTTTCTGGGTTGTTAGACATTCATTCGTTTTATATAAAACAATCCAATACCCAAATGTGTAGCTATGTTAATGACTGGAATATGTTTAATAGCGGAGGTAACTACATAAAGATTCTAATAGAGAAATTGATACTATATATTGTTTATGCGATAGTTTTGATAAATAAGAACATACCCAAAGAGGTTAAAGATAGTATACTTTACAAGAGTTTAGCAAAAATATTATATGACGTTTTTTTAATCGTATTGGAAAATCGTTGTTTATAAGTTAGAATAATGAAGCATTTATATTCTTCTATAAAAATGGACAATATTGATATTACTAGTTCTGAATACACAATTAACGACATTTCCAACGATATTATCGGTGGAAGTGACGATTTATCAGGAGACTCACTATATATTTATATTGGAGTTTTGGTTTTCGCTCTATTGGCCATCGTATTCTTATATAAAATGTATAATAGACATCGGCGAGTCACATTTCAAGATAAGTTAGATGACTGTTACGGTGACGTTTGTCGCCCATAATTTATTTATCTGGAGCGTCTTGTTTTACCGCCATAAATAGCCAAGGGCTTCTTCTTCTTATTTGTTCTGGCTCTTTTGCTTTTATTGGACTTCTTTTTATATGGTTTATTATCATCTGATTTTTTATTTTTAAAATCATCTGGTTTATAATTTAAAAACCACTCTTCTAACATTCCCTTATCGTTTTTCTGTTTTAATTCTTTATATTTCGCCGCCTTATCGGCTCGCATTTCTTCAACGGATTCTTGGTGTCCATAGCAAGTGATGCTGAATCTAGTGAGGAGGCCCTTTTGTTCCAATCTATTTTTCTGCTGCACATCAAAGAGAAAACTCGACATGCATAATATTCTGTCTAAGAAATGGTTATAGTAAGGGCGATCCGCATATAAAAATGCCAAATAGAAACTCAACATGGTGTCGATTGTTGCTATTTTGACCTTTTGTCCGGCTATGGTAATAATATTGTAACTGTGGCACGCAATAGGTTTGTAGATCATTGCGACGGTATCCTTTCCAACTAAAATTTCATAATGCGCTGGGATTACTTCTCCAACCGGCTCCCTTTTTTTGACTTGAACGTTTGTGACACCAATGTCTTTTAAGCGTTCCTTCACAATTTCGGCAGTTGTTTCGGGGTCATTGGATAAAACATCAAAATCCGCAATCTTTTCGAATTTATTTTTTACATTGCCTGGCATGTAGCGCGCATATAGAGACATTGCGTAGCCGCCAAAAAACACGACACCTTGATTTATAAACGTATTTCTTACCGTATCATAAATAAGGTCTTCATCTGTTCTGTTTTCCATTTCGCGTTGAAATTCAACCATGTTACAATTTAAATCTGTAATTGGATAATGCTTATTTAATAGCGAGAGGCGTTTCATAACCTTTTCCCATCTACTCGTATCTCCAGCAGGGCGCGAGAGTTCTAAATACATCGACATTCTTAAATAGTTGGGCGGTGTGTATAAAATTCCACCCACGCGAATTGCGTCCTTTTTCAACGCATTATAAATGCCCTTGGGTAACATGGTTATATCAGCAACCGGAATATAATTAACAAACACTTTATATGTGCCGTGATGCTGTCCCGCCTTTGCCTCCACGTCTGTAAACCCCTGTTTATAATAAACATCTGCCAACTCTTTTGCGTCTGCCAACGCATTTACAGCGAAAAAGTCGTAATCCGGAATCTCTACTTCCTTATTATAGAACTGGTCGTCGGAAGGTAATATATTATTAATTGCCGTCCCTCCATAACAAATTAGGGCCTTTCGCTTAATAAAATCTTCGACGATCTTAATAATTCTTTTGATATCGTCTGATTGAATAACGCGCTTAGCCATCTTTTCTTCTGCTTTATCAACTGCCATACGAAGAATCGCTAATTCACAATCTTCGAATTTTAATCCTTTACATGTCTTTTTTGTTGTCATTCCGCGGTCTTATATACTAAATAGATTTAAATCTTCAAGTGGGATTATTTGTAGTTTTTATTTGTAGTTTTAAATTTTGTATAGTGGGTGTGAACCCTTCTTAAGATTTAAAACTATAATAGTCGGTTGACGTTGTGCGTGTAGCATATGAATACGCGGGGTTTTGTTTTTTTGGTTCCGGAATAGTGACTGGTTGGTATCTCAAGTCCGCGGGTTTTAAACAAAAGGCGTAACCACATCTGTCGAAAAACTCGTCATTTTCCATTAAAAAGTTGTCGGCTAATTGATAACGCATTGCGACAAAATTACATCCATACGTTCTAGCAAGCATTGCGCTTGGATTTGCGGGATCAATACCCACATCTGGGAACACAATTGTCATACCCGTCTTGTTATAGTCAGTTAATTCCTGTGTGTCGGGGTTATTTACAATATCATAATTTGAATAACTTCTCATAAAGATTGAGTTACTTGTTATGTTTACGTATTCTAAGAACGCCTCATTCTGTAAAAATGAGTTGTTTATTTTATCAACGACTATAATGACCTTGTTCCTAAATGTTTTTAAGGGAACACTTCCTAAATTATGACCACTATTTTCAAAACTATAATCCATTCCAAGCAAAATGTCATCATATGATTCTAATACAGATGCCAAATTAGAATACATTTCCTGATTATTACTCTTAATTCTTAAGTGAACAATGATGGGGTCTGTTGGGTTTGGTGCGGTTCCGCCGGAAAATGCGTAGCTACGGATTGTCTCCATTACACTGCCAAAACCAACGGAATTAAACGTCTCTTTAATGAAATAACTGTCGACTGTGGAAGTAGCAACGACGGGCTGATTATCAATCGAGTATATTTCAAAGTCTAAACACCGGACACCTTGTTTAATTACCGCCTTTAAATTACATATATCTACAAAATCGTTTTTGTATGAGCCACCCGAACAAGCATTATATGCTGTTTTTACATAGTAATCGAAAAGGTTACCGCTACAGTCAGGATCATTCTCAGAAATAGGTCTAATGTTTCCATTTACGCTTGGATATAAAGAATTCATAAAATCGCATTCCTTCGATGATAACCTACTAAGATAAATCATGTATGCGATAAATGTTACAAGGATGATAAAAATAATCGCAATAATCATATAGGACTGGAAAGCTTCATCGGAATTTGTAATGTTGCTTAAATACTGTTCTGCTACGCTTGGCATTAATCTAATATAATATATTATTTTTTAATTTAAATTTGGGTTTTAGAATATTTAGGAGTAATTTATCCTCACTTTTAAAACTAAGGATAAATAATTTAAATAAAATATTTTATAATATTATAAGAAATGCCCAAATTATGTGAATTTGAAAACTGTCGTAAACAGGCGAGTTATGGTGATTTTTTTGGAAAGCCGCTTAGATGTAAACAGCATAGGGAAGAGTATAGTTTAGTTAGTCAGTTGTGCCAAGAAGGCACTTGTAAAATATTTTCGTCTTACAATTATGATGACCAAAACAAACCCGCATTTTGTTTTCAACACAAAGAATCTGAAATGATAGATGTAAAAAATAAACATAAATTTTGCGCGCATCCAAATTGTCAAACAAGAGCCACGTTCAATTGTGAAAATGAAAAACGAGCAAAATTTTGTATAAAACACAAAGAGCAAAATATGATAAATATTATGGATAAATGCTGTGAGCATAAAAATTGTAAAATAAGAGCTTCTTTTAATTACGAAAATGAAAAAAAATCACGGTTTTGTAAATCGCATAAGTTAGACAATATGATTGATGTTAGTAATAAAAAATGTCAACATGAATTATGTAAATTCAAACCTAGCTTTAATTACAAAGAAAAATTAACTCCTATATTTTGTGGTCAACATAAACTAGACGAAATGATAGATGTAATACATAAAAGGTGTAATTTTCCAAATTGTGATACACAACCTAATTTTAATTATATAGATGAGAAAATGGGATTGTATTGCGCTGAACACAAATTGGATGATATGGTTGATGTTAAAAATAGAAAATGTTCTTTTGTTCAATGCTGTAAACAGTCGGTGTTTAATTTTAAAAATGAAAAAATAGGTTTATTCTGTGGCGAGCATAAGCAGGATGGGATGGTCGACATTAAGAGCAAAACATGCTTGTATCCTGATTGCAAAACTAGACCTATTTTTAATAATCATGGAGAGAAGACTGGGTTATATTGTTTACAGCATAAGAATACAGGAATGGTTGATGTCAGAAATAATAAATGTAAGGCGAATTTTTGTTTAGGAACAACCGCAAATACAAAATACAAGGGTTATTGTTCTTCTTGCTATCAAAATTTATTTCCCACTGATCCTCTAACTTTACAAATGAATTCGAAAACAAAAGAAATTGCTGTTAGAGATTTTATTAATGTTAATTTTGATGGATTTCAACACGATAAACCATTGTGGAGTGGAAATTGTGATTGCACGCATAGAAGAAGAATAGATCATAGATGTTTAATTGGAAACACTCTTTTATGCATTGAAACAGATGAAAATCAACATAAGTGTTATGATTTAAAAGATGAAGAAATTCGTTATGATGATTTATTTATGTTGCACGGTGGCAAATTTATTTATATTCGTTTTAATCCAGATAAGTTTAAGGATAAAAATGGTAAATCGGTAAATCCTATGTTGTATACACGATTAAATATTTTGAAAGAAGAAATTGAAAAGCAAATGCAGAGAATTAAATGTGAAGAAAATATTGAAATGTTAGAAATTATAAAATTATATTATGATGAAATAAAGAATTAAAAAATTTCCTTATTATATACTTAATATGGCCGGCGGATTAATGCAATTGGTTAGCGAAGGGCAACAGAATATAATTTTAAATGGTAATCCAAGCAAATCGTTCTGGAAGGCTGTTTATAAAAAATACACGAACTTTGGTAAGCAAAATTTTAGATTAGATTATGAAGGAACGCCAATAATTAATCCTACAACAGAATCAACATTTGTATACAAAGTCCGTAGGTACGCTGACCTCCTTATGGACTGCTACATCTCAATCAATCTCCCTACAATTTGGAGTCCGATTATGCCTCCTCAACCGATTTATAATTCAGCAGGCGCGGTAACTGGTTATACTGACTGGGCGCCATACGATTTTCAATGGATAGAAAATATCGGCGCGCAAATTATTAGCCGCATAACTATTAATTGCGGTAATCAAAAATTACAAGAATATTCGGGGCAATATATTTTAGCTTCCGCTCAGCGCGATTTTACTGCCGAGAAGCTCGCGTTATTTAACGAAATGATTGGGCAAACAGCCGAGTTAAATGATCCGGCAAATTATGGGGCGCGAGTAAACGCATATCCAAGCGCGTTTTATAACTCCACACCTGCCGGCGCACAGCCATCCATCCCCGGACGCACATTATATATCCCTCTTGGAGCGTGGTTCAACCTTGTCAGCACACAGGCCTTTCCATTAGTCGCGCTTCAATATAACGAACTTCAAATCAGCGTCACCTTAAGACCGTTTAACGAATGGTTTACTATACGCGATGTTATGGATTATGCGAATACGTTTCCAGTGGTTGCTCCGAATTTTAATCAGTTTTATATGCAACCATATCGATTCCTTCAAACGCCACCCGATGAAATTCTCGGTCCGGTATCTTATGTGGATACCAGAACACAATGGAACGTGGATATTAATTTAAATTGTACTTATTGCTTTTTATCAAACGACGAATCTGAGGTATTTGCTAAGAACGAACAGAAGTATTTATTTAAGCAGGTCTACGAAAGACCCTATTATAACATAACTGGACAGAATAAGGTTAGTTTGGATTCATTAGGAATGGTAATTAGTTGGATGTTTTACTTTCAGCGAAGCGACGCAAATTTGCGAAATCAGTGGTCAAATTATACGAACTGGCCTTATAATTATATGCCGCAGGACGTGGCATTTGCGCCTAGTGCTGGTAATTATAACTATGTGAATCCTTTAGCTCCGGGTCCTCCTAGTATAGGTCCGGGTGTAAATCCTGATGGCTCGCCAACAAATCTCTACATAACAGGGCAATACAATCCGCAGAATATTCAGTATATTTTAATAGCACTTGGAATCCTCCTGGATGGGCAATATAGAGAAAATATGTTACCTGCAGGGGTATATAATTTTGTTGAAAAATATGTGAGAACCGCAGGAAATGCGCCACAGGGTCTGTATTGTTACAATTTTTGTCTTGATACAAATCCGCGAGTAATACAACCGTCCGGTGCGATGAATATGAGTAGATTTACAAATGTTCAGTTTGAATTTACAACAATATCACCTCCAGTAGATCCATACGCGCAGGTGTTAACCATCTGCGACCCCACAACGGGAGATATTGTGGGTATTAACAAACCAACGTGGCGTATTTATGATTACAATTTCAACATGTATTTAATTGAGGAGCGCGTAAATATGGTAATATTTGTTGGTGGTAATGCGGGTTTATTGTATGCTACATAAATATTGCGCCCCCTAAAATAGCCAAAATTCCTACAACCGTGTAGGAATTTTGAGAAAATAATGTCTAAAAAGATCCCTACACTTGTAGATAAAAACGTGTTTTTTCGTTGGGAAAGTTTTTTCAGAAAATGAAAATGGACAAATAAATGTCCAAAAAACGAAAAAGCCAAAACGGTGTTGCGAAATAACATGTTTTTACTGCATAATTGAATTTTATGGTCTGATCACCAAAAAAATAATTTTCAATTTGTGACGATAAATTTTTATTAATTTTTATGAAAAGAAGTTAAAATTAAAATATTCTGTCAATGTATAGCAATGTTTAGCAATGATTTTAAGCCAAAATTAAGCCCTGATTATTTTTGTGAAAAGTGTGACTATAGAACGTCTAAGAAGAGTAATAT